TCACGCCCTGTTCGCCCCATCCTTTGGTCCGTGGAATCGAACCCCCGCCACCTCGGCACCACAGGAGCTGTAGCCGGCCTTGTCCACCCAGCTATCCATGTGGGCGGGGTCGGCGATCAGCCGAGCGGTCTTCACCGCGTCCAGGCACAGTGCGACCTGATGCGGCGCAACGTCACATCCGAGGATGACGGACCAAATCCGTGCGGCGTTCGTGAAATTCTCCTCCGGGCCACCATAGTGGCTCTGCCGGGCAGTCACCGCCTGCCGGGCGGCGTCCAGGCACTCAAAGCGATCCACGCTCACCTCCGGTTCGAGTAGGTGCTGACCATCTTCTCTGCGCTCCGGCCGATGAAGAACGCGCCGATGATCGTCATCAACACGGACCACAGCTCGGGAGAGAGCCCATCGGTCGATCCCATGCCGAGCACCTTGTCCCAGACGACGAGCTTCCAGAGGTATATGATGAATGGCGCGGCGAAGAGCGGGCGCACGATCGCCGTGTACCACCTGCCCTGCTCGGCGATGATGATCTCCTTGCCCTCCTTCTGGGCCGCCACCTCCGCCTTGATCTCCTCGATCGTCACCTGCGTGCGGATGCGCTCCCGCTCCGTCTGGGTGTCGGCCTGCCGCTCCAGATGCCCAAGCACCTTGTCGAGCAGGCCGCCCGACAAGAGCTTCAGGACGAAGGTGAAGACCATGGTGAGCATGGGAGCCTCCCAGGGCGGCTAGGCCGCCACCGCCAGCTTCGACTTGGTGAAGTAGGGCAGGACCAGACGGCGCACGGCGGCGTAGGCGAAGATGCAGCCGCCAACCGCTATCAGGCCGAATGCCAGCCACCGGATGCCCTCGTGGAGGTCCGTGTAGGGCTGGAGCGCGTCCGCCCCCTGGCGGGCCATCTCGCCGAGGCCCGTGGTGCCAAGACCGGCGGCGGCGTCGGTCGGGATCGGAACCGATGCGGGCCGCAGATCGGGCGCGGGGGCGCCACCTGCATTCGCGGTGCTGAGGCGCGCCTTGATGGTGGCGAGGGTCACATCCCCAGCGATGCCGTCCACCTTGATGCCGGCCTTCTTCTGGAAGTCCGCGACCGCCTTCGTAGTGGCCGGGCCATACCGACCATCGACCTTGATGTCGTAGCCGAGAGCCACGAGGTCCGTCTGGAGCTTCCGCGTCTTCGCATCGACCTTCGCCGCCTTCCAGGCAGGGGCGTCGTCAGTGCTGAGGGCCGCGTAGATTTTGTTGAACCACGCGATCCGGTCCGCGTATCCGTTGTAGCCGCCGTTGATCTTCTTCGAGATGGCGCGCTGGTCGTTGCGATCGGCGAGCTTGTTGCAGTTGCCGCGCTTCCATTCGGCCAGAGCCGGCAGGAAGGCATACTTCGGATCGGTCACGAGCGCGGGGTTGTCGTAGAAGATCGAGCCGAGCCCCAGCATCTCGCCGAGCGAGCGATGATCGTCTCCGCCAGTGGTCTGCATCGGCCCGTTGCCGCGGAAGAGGAAGCCGTCACCGGGGCGGAGGTTGCCCAGCTTCTTCGCCTTCTCCGGGTTCCCGAGGCCATAGACACGCTCGAACAGCTCGTACTCGTTGCCGGCGAGCTTCTTCGCCTCATCCCACGTCACGGCGGCCGAGTGGTTCCCGACGCCGAAAATCTCCATGATCCGCTTGGCGGTGTATTTGCCGCTCTCGCGCTTGATGGTCAGCGGACCCTTGCGGCTGCCGGCCTCGTGGAAATTTTGGGCGAGAAAGCTCGCCACGCGGAGCGGCGAGTTGACCTCGTATTCTGCGAAGGCCTTGTCGCCATACTGCTCGAACCACGCCACGTACTCGGGAAGGGCGTTAGGCGCGAAGCGGCGCACAATATCAAGAGGGGTGGCGTTCATGGCTGCCTCCTAGGCGAAGACGCATTCGGGCGTAGCGGGGTAGACGCGGAGCGGGCCAAAATCGGGCACGTCCGCCGCATCGCCGCGCCAGAGCAGGTTGACGTGATATCCGGGGATGGGCGCGACTACTGGCATGGGTCCGTCTGCCGTCTCTACGGTCTCCCCAGTCGGCCGCCAGATGGTGCCTTGGCCGTTGACGACGGCGTAGTCATAGCGCGCGCCCTCGAACTCTCCCGAGCCGTAGGGCTGAAACCCCTCGCCCTCGGCCGGGCCTGCGCCGAAAGAGACGAGCATGGCCTGCGCGTCGGCCTCCGAAGGAAAACGCAAGAAGACAGTGACGCTCATGCGTAGGCCCTCGCTTGCGACTGGAGGTTGGAGTTGGAGCCCTTGAGCGGCCACGCGGCGAAGGAGCCGAGCAAGTGGATGGCCCCGGAGGCCATGCCAGTAGAGTGCCCGAGGAAGAACGGCGGCTTCTGCTTATCCAACGCTTGGGTGTTGCTCACCGGGGTGAGCCCGTTAATCGAACCGGTAGTCGCCGTCGCGTCCCATCCGAAAGCCGCCCCCACCTCTCCCGGAAGGGCATTTCCGATAGCAATAGTTACACTCGAACTGCCGTCGATAAGAACTGCCTGCGGACCGCCGCCACCCCCACGCAATAGCGGCCAGCCATTCAGGCCGATAAGGGCCTGCCCCGCGACCAGCGTCTTGATGTTAGCCCGATAGGCAATCGAGCACGTCGACACCGGCATGCACAGATTGAGCAGGGGAGAGAACGCATAGAGGTCCGTCACGCGCGTCACCTGCGAGCCGGACGAGGCAATGTAGGAGGACAGGCCGCTTTCCTGCGCCATCATCCCGCCAAATACGACAGCACTCCCGCCCTGCTTGGTGTTCTTGGCGATGCTGAAGGTATTGGTCCACGAGGGGTAAATCTGAATGACCATTGTGGTGGAAGACGCATTTGCCGCCACGACAAACACGCGCCAGAAGCCATTACCCCCGTCTTCAATCCCGAACCGCGTGGCCGTCGCGTTGGTAACAAGCTCGCCGGTAGTTGTGTGGACCACCACCACCCACACTCCGCCGCCACCCGTCGAAAAACCCGTCAACGCGGGGAAAGTCGCCGGCGTGCCCGTGGTCTTCTTGATGAAGATGGAGTTTGCATAATCCAGCGTGTTGGCCGTGACCCCGATGTTGGACTGCAGGCGCGTGTCCGTGCCGTCCGCACCCGTCTGAGTGAGGGTCCACGCACTGTTCGCGTTGCCGAAGGGGTCCGCCGCATTCTGTGAGAGGCTCACGCCCCCGGAGCCATTAGACCAAAGGTTGAACGAGTTGGAGTACGGGACGAGCTGGGTCGCCGCGCCCTCCAAGCGCAGCCGGCGCTGCTTGGTGGCATAGTCCCATGCCGGGCTGTTCGCCGGGACGGTCCTCAGCATGTTGTCGTTGGCGACGACGTTCTTCGTCCCAGAGGACAGAAGGAACATCTCGTTGAACGTGACCGAGCGCACCGGCTGGTTTGTCAGCACCTCGCGCATAGACACGTTGTCGGCGGTCGTGAGCGCGGGGTTATTGGTGTAGAACCCAATATGAGCCACGTTTCCCGGCGCGACAAACACTCGCGAGCGACCGTTGGGATAGCCGACTACCGTCGCCCAATCGAGGATGTCCGCACCGCTTGGCGCGGTTCCGACCGTCAGCCCCACGCTGCCGCTAGACGTGATCACATAGGTGCGGCCGGGCACCGTCGTGATCTGCTGGCGCAGGCGGGCGGGGTTCGAGGCGTCGGAAGTGAAGAGCGCCTGCCCGCCGTTTGCAGACGACCACGTGACCGTGCTTGGAGCTGTACTCGCATCGGTCCACCCTGTGAGGCTCGTGTCGAATGTGCCGTTGGTGACAAGCTCGGGTCCGAAGCCTACCAGCACTTCGCGGACGGACACATTGTCGAGCGCGCCGCCGTTGAACGCGGTGGCAGAACTAAGCCACGTTGTAGACGTTGTGGCGGTGAACACTCGGCTGGTCGCAGCGCCATAGCCTAGGATGTCTATGGCGCCAGATGTGGTTCCAACGCCAACCGTGATGCCTCCGGTAGACGTGATGACATAGGTCCGGCCGGGGATCGTGCTGAGAGATTGGCGCAGGCGCGCACTATTCGTCCCGTCAGTGCTTGATACAGCCTGCCCGCCGTTAGCAGAGGACCACACGAACGTGCTCGGAGCCGTGCTGGCCGAGGTATCCCACCCGGCGAGGCTGGTGGTGAAGTCGCCGTTCTGCACGAGGTTTGGACCGAAGTCGGCGAGGACTTCACGCAACACCACGCTGCTGAGCGCCATGCCGTTGGCCGTCGCCGCCAAGCCGATGTAGCAAGAGGTCGTTGTTGCGACGAACAGGCGGCAGGTGGTCCCGGTGAGCCTATCGAGGAGATTGGCGCCGTTCAGGGTGGTCCCGGCGGCCACCTCAACCTGGCCCGTGGTGGTCAGGGAGTACACCTTGCCGGGCACGGTCGTGACCGTTTGCTTCAGCCGCGCGACGGCAACGCCATCCGTGTTGAAGACCGCCTTCCCGTTCACCGCCGAGATGTAGGACGGCGGTGTGCTGGCGTCCGTCCAGCCCGTCAGGCCGGCGCTGAAATCGCTGTTGACCACGAGGTTCGGGCCGACGCCCGACATGGCGTAGCGGTCGCGGCCGAAGTCGGCTGCAACGGATGGCATGTTGCCGCCCAGCTTCATCGCTGCCTTTTTCCACCAACGGGGCAGCACCGGGGCGCGATACTGCGCGCCGAGAGGCAGAAGCGCGCGCAACGTTCAGCCCTCCCAACGCCCCGACACCTTGACCGCTTGGGCTACAGTGTCGATCCGGCGAACCGAAAGCTGGTTCGCGTTGGCGATCCCGAAGAACGTCTGGGAGCCTCCAGCTCGGACAGGAAACGCCGCCCCGGCCGCATCCTGAAGAACCTCTATGTCGTAGTCGTTCGGCGCAGCTACCGTCACCTGAAGGCACTGGATGTCCGGGAACTGTGCGTAGTTGGTGCCGGCGTCAGTTCGAGTATTCACCTCGAAGTTCCCCCCAGCCGCCAGCGCAGGGACTGCGAGATCAGCGCGCAGCTTGACGCCGTTCACCATCACTTCGAGGAGACGATTGATGACGCCCACTTGAGCCTCCTCACATCCGCTTCTGTGCGATGACGGCCTTCAGAACTTCGTCGATCTTCGTCTCGACGCGCACCACGCGCTCCGTGGTGGACTGCTGCTTCTCAACCAGCTTTTCGAGGATGAGGTCGCTCCGCGTCTTGATCTCCAAGATGTCGGAGCGCAGGCCGGTGGCGGCCTCCTTGACCGAGAGCTTCAGTTCGTCATCGGCTCGACGCAGCGCCGCCAGCTCGGTGTCTTGGCGCCGGTTGTCCGCCTTCACTTCGACCCAGCCGGCAACGATCGCGACCAGGGCGGTAGCGATCGTCAGGATGTTGCCAAGGCTGATCTTCGGGTCGAGCCACTTGGGCAGGGACATGGTGCAGGCTCCAGACATGGAGCCGCACATCCTGCGCGGCGCATTGTTTCGGACACCATATATGGTGTCTCAAGCTTATGCCACCCCCTATTCGTAGATGCTGGGCGCCGAGCGATCCCGGATGCCGTCGTCGAGCCTGCGGTTGAGTAGAAGCCCATCCTCGGTGCGCTCGCGGGCCTTCTGCTTGCTCCTGATCGACTGGATGACCGCGCGGCCATTGATCGGGTAGTCGGGATGGGTGGCATTGAATTTCTCGATGCCACGCCCCGCCTCCTCCAGGGCCTTCTGGTCCCCGGCCTCGGCCGCCTTGGAGTACGCCTTTAGAGCGTCGCGGCGCCCCTCTATGATGGCCTTCTCGCGGTTCTTCATCCACCGGTTCAGCTCGTACCGCTCCGCAATCTGGGCAGGCGTGAACCCGACTGCCTGCTTCAGCACGTCGGCGGCCCCGACCGTCTCAACGAGCTGGTCGCCGTTGATCGTGGTCGCGCCCTCGGTGGCGTAGCGATAGGCCCTCATCAGGTCGCGAATGGCCTTCGGCGCCACCGTCTCGACACCCCGATAGGTGTGCCCGTCCGACACCATCTTCACACCCCGGAACAGGTTCTGGACGATGCCCGCACTTGCTCCGAGGATTTGGTCAGCCCAGAAGTGGTAGGCGTCGGCTCCTTCAAGCTGCCTGTCGGGAGACCGGAACCAGAGGTCCGGCATGCCGATGCGCTCGCTGAGGGAAAGGCCGAGTAGATGGCCGGGCAGCCCGTTGAGCGCTATTCCCGCGAGCTGAGGGCCAAGCAGGCTGACGGCCGCCTTCTGAAGCTCCTCCTCCGGGTCATCGTCTCCGTGGCCAGACAGCCCGAAGAAAAGCCCCGCCAGCATCATGGCGATGCCGAACAGCCACGTGCCCTTGATGCCGGCATTCGCGACCATCATCGCCGTGATCCCGAAGAGCTGGGTACGAGCCTCCTTCCGCTCTTCCGGCGTGCCGCCGTTCAGGGCCTGATGGGTGTCCCGGAAGAGGCGGAAGAGCATGTTGATGTTGTAGTTGCGGAAGGTGAGCGCGACCTTCGCCATGTCGCCGTGCATCAGCCGGGGGCGCGACGTGTTCTGGTAGTCGAAGTGCGTCTTCCACGTCAGGCCGGATGCGGTGTTGATGGCCTCGATATGAGGCTCCCCATTGGCTCGGGCCATCCGGTACCCGGCGAGGAATGTCACTTCGCGGTTGAAGCGCTCCGTCTGGTGGAAGCCCCACGAGATGACGCCCATAACCTTCTGCCTGACCGAGCTATAGGCCACCCCCTGCTCGCCAATGCCGGCGAGGTCGTGGGCCTGGCTCTTGTCGATCACGCCAGACGAGTAGGCGCGCTCCATCGCTGCGCGCTCGTCCGTAGACAGCGCGCTCGATCGTTCAGCGCGCCCGTGCCCCTTGGTGAAGTCGGCGACGGCCTTTGACAGCTCTGCGGCCGCCGTAGCCATGCCTGCCTTCCCGCCCTTGTAGGCGCCGAGGATCGGGACGCCCAGCATGACCGTCTGGGAGAGGTTCACGAGGGCAGAGGCCGGGCTCGCGGCGAGGAAGTAGACGAACGCCGCCGAGTTGATGGCGGTCGCCAGCGCCCCTCCCTGCGGGTTCATGACGTACTCGTCACGCTTCTCCATCTCGTTGACCACGAGCCCCGCGCGCACCGGGTCTTTGGCATCGCGGGCCTGCTCCCGCGCATCCGCAACATGCTCGGCGAGGTCCATCCCGAATTTCGTCCGGGCGAGCTGGTGGGAGCCGTGGAACAGGTTCGATGCAAAAGCGCGCATCGCATCCGCGTGGAAGCCCGCCCTGCCCTGGCGATGAATGCGGTTCTTGCGCACCGAGAAGTCCGGCAACGTCTCAAGGTACCGCTGCCAGATTTCATCCTTCAGGGCATCGGTAGCGCCCGCCCCGGCCAGTATCTCCTCCACGTCGGCGACAAAGTTGGGGTCCACCTTCGAGCGCAGGCTGCTCGGATCGGCAAGGGTGCCCTCCTCCACCGTGTAGGCCGGATTTCGGCGCATTTCGGTTGCGAACTTGCGCAGCTCGGCCGGGCTCTCGAAGCGCGAGAAGCTGACCACCTTGCCGGTGTCGTCCCGCACCGTGACGAAGAATGCGCCAAAGCGGGCGAGCGGGAAATACGGCCCGATCATCCTGTTGCTCTCGAACTGGGCGCGCATCTTGTTCAGGCGCCAGCGCGAGTTCCACGTGGTCTTGGTCCGCACGGTCTTGAGCTTCTGGTCGGCGGCCTTGATGGCCGCCTCGCGCTCCTCCCCTTGGAGGCCATCGTCCACGATCCGCTGCATCTCCTTGCGGTGCTCGCGTTCCGCGCGACGGATCGCGATCTGAAGCGCCTTGGTCATGTTGTCGAGAATGACGCGCTCGAAGTCGGACGCCATCTCGCCATAGGTGTCTCTGACCACCTCGTAGAGATCCTTCGCTTCCTGCGACATCGCCTCGAAGCGGGTCTTGATGTCCTTGTGAGCTGCCCGCCGCCGCTTATCCTCCTCGGCGATCCGGTGGGCCTCTTGGTAATCGGCGCTGTCGGGCGAGCGGTACCGCATCGCTGCCGCCTCCTTCGATCCGAAACGCGGCTTGAACGGCTGGGTCGGGTCCACCTGCTCCAAGGTGCTTTCGTGCATGATGTCCATGAGCCGGCGGTTCTCATCCCGATTGAAGGCTCGATATTTCAGCCAACGATCAGCGGTGTTCGCCACGCGGTCGTGCCATTCATTGCGCAGGGCATCCATGGCCTGCTTGGTTCGCAGGTACTCACGGGCGGCCGGCATGTCCTTCGCCAGCTCCTCGAGCATCGGCCGCAACGGCACCGTCGCCAGCAGCTTCGGCATCGCCTTGGTCAGCGTGTCGGTGAGCTTGTTGCGGAGCCATCGATCCTGATGGGCCGGAGTGGGCGGCTCATCAGGCGCCATGCTGTACTTCGCGCCGTTGGTCGGCCCCTTCGGCGGCGCGCCGCCTGAGCGCAAGATGGACTTGGCGAGCGCCCTCACCTGCTCCGGCGTGACCTTGCCCAGTTGAAGACCAAGCGCCCTGAAAGCCCAATCCTTGACGATGCCGACGATCCCGTTGATGGCCTCACGGACCCCAGCGGGGGCAGCTTCAGCATTTTCAATCGCGTAGGCGGCCAGCTCCTCGGCCCTCTGCTCGGGTGGGACGCCCGCACGCTCAACCCGTTCGAGAGCTGCATCCCAGAATGCATCGTGAGCGCCCTTCTCCATCCTGAACTTGCGCTGCTCCGCCGCTGCAAGCGCGCTGCGCAGGCGCTTCATCAAACGCGCGTACTTCTGAGCGCCGAGAACGTTCTCCGCCCCGGCGTGGAACATCTCGTGCAACAACACGCCAAGGATGTTGTCGGGGCGCAAGTTGGCCGCCACAACGTGAACGCGCCCGTCCGCCCCCGTCATGGCCTGCACGCGCCCCTCCGGGTGGTCAGAGCCCGGTAAGGTGCTCTGATCTGCATGGACGACGATCCGGCCGTCCTCGATCATTTTGTTGATCTGGATGCCGTAGGCGCTGGAGCGGAGGTGAGCTTGGGCGTCGGCTTCCGACTTGAAGGCACCATTGGCCGATGTTACATTCTCGCTCGGCCCCTCCGTAGGCTGGATCGATGTGTCCTCACCCCGTGAAGATGCGTCCCCAGGTTTCCCGGAGGGGTTCTTATTTTCGATCACGACGTGATCGTAGTAACGCTTTCCATCAGCGTGGATGCGAACGAATATGTCTACGCTCGCGGGGGTATCGCCGATAATGGCACTCGCCGTGTATTGATAGACCGCCTGTATTTCGGCACGCCCAAGCTTGTCTGAATTGGCTTCTGCCCGGATCGATGACGCCAAGAGCTTATCCATCTGGAGCATTGCAGCGAGGGCAGGAAGATGTGCCCTTTCCGTGCCATGCTTGATGCCCTGCCATGCGATTAGAACTTCGTCGCCATCGAGCGTCGTGACGGTCTTACCGTCCAGGCGCTCACGGACGATCGCGCGCACCTTCTGGCGGGCCTGACCGCGGCTCTCAAGGCCGGAGATTTCGTCGGTCGGAACCGTCACAACTGGAAGATCGGACAGCGAGTATTTGGGCGCCGCCACAGGCGTGCCACCCTCCTGCTGAGCATCCTTCCGCTTCGGGCGAAGCTTCTCGATCACCTCGCGGTGGCGCGCCTTGAGGGCTTCCAGCTCGCCCGACTTGGGCCAGTCCTTAACCTCGGCCTCAACCTTCGGCAGCGCGGCGGTTGCCCCCTTGGCGCGGCGCTCCCGCGCCTCGGCCTCTTCATCCAGGCTGGCCACTGCGTTCACGACGCGCTGAGCAAGCCCTTGCGGATCGGCTGCCGGGCCGAACTCCTTCGTCTGGTATTCGCCGTCAGCCGAGAGCGAAACGACGAATTGGTCCTTCCCGAGCCGGTCCAAGGTGACCTTGAAGCCGCCGTAAGTGCCCACGGTGGAGCTGTCGCGATACAGGGCCTCCATCGTCGCCGCTTCCTTAAGCAGCGCGACGCCGGCCTCCTTTCGGCTGTCGAAGTCCTTGCCGTTGATCGTGATGGCGAACTCTTCAGGCAGCTCGACCTTCGCGTCTCGGCGCATGGTCGCAGCGACCTTCTGGTCGGCCTCGATCTGGCGACGCATCATACGGATGGTATCGCGGATGCGATATTGGCCCTGCTCATGCCCGTAGCGTTCGGTTTCGAGCCGCTTCAAGGACTGGCGCAGGGTCATTTCTTCAAGGATCAGGGGGTTGCCGGACGACGCCGCCTTCATCTCCGCAGCGTTCGCGGCCTCGCCGCCGATATCCTCGATCTCGCGAACTCCGCTGGTGCCCTTGCGGACTTGTTCGATGAAGCGCGCCTTGCCTTCGATCGTCTGCCACATGCGGCTGTCGAGGGTCTGCTTGGTGGCATAGCGCAACACCTCCACCTCGAACCCATCGCGATCGCGGTCGTAGAGCAGGTTCCCCTGGCGGATGATCCGCCCCTCTCGCTGCTCAAGGTCGGATGGCCGCCACGGAGCGTCCAGATGGTGCAGCGCGACGAGGCGGTCCTGCACGTTGGTTCCGGCGCCCATTTTGGCCGTGGAGCCAAGGAGGACGCGTACCCGCCCCGACCGCACCTTGGCGAACAGCTCCGCCTTCTGAAGGTCGGTCTTGGCATCGTGGATAAAGGCAACCTCGGCTTCCGGGATGCCTTCGCGGATCAGCTTGTCCTTCAAGTCGTCGTAGACCGAGAATGCCGTGTTGAGCGCGTCGATCTCGTCGGGCGACAGCTTCTCCAGCTCATCGGCCGCCGCTGCGTCGCCCTCATCAGCGCGCTTGAGAAGGTCGCGCACCCGTGCGGCCTCGTCAGCACGAGCCCCCTTCGGCGTCGAAAGGTCGATGAATACGAGCTGCGTGCCCTTGTCGGCATGCCACCTGTCGTAGTTGGCCTTGATGCGCTTGGCGGCAAGATTGACCTTGCTGCCGGCGTAATCTCCGGCATCCGGGCTGATCAGACGCATGTCGAGCGCCGCCTTGCGGGCGTCCGACATGATCTTCAGCATGTTGTCGCCGCCCTTTTCCGCCTTCTTTGGCAAGTTCTCGGCACGCCACACCAGAGAGCCGTGCGGGAATTGGTCTGTGTCGTTCCCGTCAGCGTCCTTCACCGGCACGCCGATATATCCGGCCTGCGCGGGGCTGCGATCCACGACCACGTTCTCGGGCTTCCCGCCCTTCATCTTGGGCACGGGCAGGCGCTTGCCCTGGGCGGCCAGCATACGATTGATGTCGTCGCGGTTCACCACATCGGCGAACGATCCGTACCGCTGCATCAATTCCGGGATGTTCACGAACTTGGCGAACCGGCTGTTCATCTTGTACTGGCCAGAGGGGGACAGCTCCCAGTCGGTCACGACCTCGCCGAACATGCGCGCCCACGCATCGAAGTGCGACAGGCCCTGATCTTCCAGCACCGCATAATCCAGATAGCGCTGCATGGTGAACATCTCGGCCATGGTGTTCGAGATGGGGGTTCCGGTTGCAAAGACGACGTTTCGCCCGCCCGTCGCCTTCAGCACCTGCCGCACCTTCAGGAAAAGGTCGGAAGCCTTCTGGCTGCCTGACGGATTTCCAAGCCCCGCGACGCGTTGCATGCCCGTCGAAAATTCGAGGTTCTTGAACTCGTGCGCCTCATCAACAAACAGCGCATCCACGCCCAATTCGCCCCAATAAAGACTGTCATCCTTGGCCTGCGCATCAAGGAGCTTCTTCATCTTCTCGCGGCGTAGCGTGATCTGGTTTTCGATCTGCTTCACGTTGCGGCCGCTCTTGCCTTCAGCCTCGCGCATGATCTCCTGCGACTTCTGAAGGTCCGCAATCTGCTCCTCAATGAAGGCAGCCTGCTCAGACGGCTCGACTTCGACCTTCCCGAAGGACGAATGAGCAACGATCACCGCATCCCAATCCCCGGTCGCGATACGCGCGAAGAGGCGCTTACGGTTCTCCTTGTCGAAATCCGCCTTGGTGGTCGCCAGCACCTGGGCGCCGGGGTAGAGCTTCACGAAATCGGCCGCCCATTGGCTCACGAGATGGTTGGGGACGGCGAACATCGGCTTCTTGGCAAGGCCGGTGCGCCGCAGCTCCATGGCTGCTCCGACCATCGTGAAGGTCTTGCCAGCGCCGACGACATGATCGAGCAGGGCAGTTCCCGACTGCATCACCCGCCAGATCGCATTGGCCTGATGCGGGCGTAGGGAGATCACGTCGTCGGCCACCTTGCCCGGCAGCGACAGGTGGGCACCGTCGTAATCTCGTGCCACGTCGGTGTTGAACATATCGTTGTAGAGGCGAGCCAGCTTCTCTCGGCGCTCATCCTCGGCCCAGACCCAGCGCTGCCACTCTTCTGCGACCGCCGCCACCTTGTCGTTGGCGAGTTGGGTTTCCGCCTCATTGACGCGCGTCGTGTTCTCGTCGATCCGGTCGCGGACCGTGATGGTCCGTTGATTGGCGGCGGCCTCCAGAACCTCGGACAGCGAGGCCCGCCCGGTCGCCCACTTGGCGCTGGCTTCGGTCGATGCCTTCACGCGGATGTGCCACTTCGCGGACACCGGGTTGTAGGTCAGCTCGGGCTTTTCATCGCCTGCCACGTGGGTCGCGAAGTCCTGCATCGTCTGCCTGGGCAGCCAATGCGCTCCCGGCTTCACACGAATGTCGATGGCGGCAATGTCGGCAGGCTGCACAGCCTGAAGCGCATCCACATTCCGGGCGAAAGCACGGTCCCGGAGTGCTGCGTCGCGCGCCTCGGCAAGCTTCTTCTTCACGTTGCCGGACAGGTATTCCTCGCGTGTCACATGCCCCCGGATTGGGTCATTGAAGGCGAGATCGCCCAGCTCGGACAGGATCGCCTCAGCAGGCTTCCCATAGAGGGACTGCATCAGGGGCAGAGAGATGCGGCCCGTCTCCGACAGGGACGCAACCAGCGCATCCTTGGCCGTGCTCACGCTCGACGGCGGCGAGTAGGGTCGCTGCGTGCGCTTGCTGAAGACGGCCGCCTTCCTCGCGCTGGGCTTGCGCGCAGCCTCCCCGGTGCGTGCGGCGACAGCCTCGGACACGCCCTTGTCGAAATCGTCTTCCAGCGCGGCGATCTGTGGCCACGACGGGTCATCGCGGAACAGGCGCTTGTTCGCGTCCAAATTGATCGGTCCGTTCGCTCGAACGAAGCGGTCATAGGCCTCATTCAGCTTGGCCCTCGCACTTCCGATCTGAGCCTCAGTCGCGCTCTTGGAAAGCTGGAGCCGGCGCACCTCGCTGAATGCGTCACGCACCTTAATCATGCCGACCACGCGGGCGCGGGCCTTGTCATTGGCGAAAGTGATCGGCTCCGCGCGAGGCGCGCCCAACGCGTCTTCTCCGCGCACCTTCACGGTGTCGCCATCAATGAACATGGACCCAACCCGGACGCTGGACAGATCAGCTTCGACCGGAGCCGCCTGGGGGGCGTCTTCCGTCCGGCTCGCGCGGGCCATCACATCTCGCGGAAGGCTGGCGATGGCATCGGCCAGCAGTTCCTCCGTATCTTGGTCCTCCCTCGCGACAAGGGCCGGGTCGTTCGGCCGATACATGGAGCCAAAGGCTCCGAAGTCGCCGAGCATCATTTCGGGGTGGCGATGGAAATACTCGTTCAAGGGGACGGTTTGTCCGTCCGCCCCCTTATAGTCCCGGACCCCCATCCAGCTCTCACCGGACGCCGCTTCACCCGGCATCCGCTTGCGGAGGAAGATGATGTCCGTGGTCACCTGCGTCCCAGCGTTCGCAAGGAACGCATCGTTGGGCAAACGGATGGCCCCAAGCAGTTCTGCTCTGTCCGAAATGTAGCGCCGTGCCGCGTCGCCAGCCGCATCCATCATCCGGTTCGTCACGACCATGGCCAGCACGCCGCCGGGGCGGAGGCCGTCGATGGACTTCGCGAAGAAGTAGTTGTGGATGGAGAACCCAGACAGGTCTTTTCGGCGCCCGTCGTAGAGCTTTTCCGCCCCAAACGGCGGGTTACCGATGACCACATCAAAATGACCGTCAGGGATCATATAGGCCTGGAAGCCCATCGGTGACGCGATCTTGGCGGCCGGATAAAGCTGCTTCGCGACGCCGCCCGTGATGCGGTCAAGCTCCACCCCATGAAGGGCCGACTTGTTGCGGATATCAGGCGGCATCATGCCGAAGAAATTGCCAACCCCCACCGATGGCTCAAGGACGCGCCCGCCTGAAAATCCGAACTGGCGCAACGCCCCCCACATGGCGCGCACGATCTCCGGGCTGGTGTAGTGGGCATTGCGGGTGGACGCCGCAGCCGCGTGAAGCTCCTCGCTCGTGAGAAGCGACTTCAGCTCGGTCACTTCGGCTTCCCAGCCCTTGCTGACGGCTCCCCCGCTCCGCTCGAACGCCTGGGGAATGCCGCCCCACCCCACATACTTCGCGAGAGCGGCCTGCTCTTCACGGGAAGCCGACCGTCCTTCGGCCTCCAGCTTCTTCAGGATGCGGATCGCGGAAACGTTGTTGCGGAATTTCGTCTTTGCCCCGCCCCGCCCGATGTCCTCGGTGCTGGAGTGGGCAAAATCGCTCCGGCGCGCCTCAGAGGAGGCCCCGGATGATGGGGCGGCAGACGGCGCAGCGTCGGTCGGATTGGCTCCGGGCTCCACGGGAACAGTTGTCGCCGGGAGCACCCATGCAATGTGACGCGGTTCGCCAGCGATATGCACCGCCGCGGAACGGTCCGCATCCGTGATTTCCGGTCGGTTGTCGATCCTGTAAAGGTTGATCTTGCCTGCGCGCATCAAACCGAGAAGCGCGTCATCGAACTCCGCCTTCGGCACCTCGGGAACCCTCTCCCGAAGGTCACGCAACAGAACGCGGACATTCTTTTTGCCCGGGATATCGACCGCTGTGCGCAGCAGGCGGTCAGATAGAGGCTCTACGCCTCCTCGTCCCGCAGGAACTCGCTCCGGGCTCGCGTCAGCTCGTTGAACGTCCTCGCCGCTTCGCTCGCCACGGGCTCTTCCTCCGGGCTCTCCTCGGGCGGGAACAGGTACTTCTCGCGCACCATTTCCCACGCCTCGCTGTTCGTCAGCCCGGCGTCCTCCAGCTCGCTCATTTCGAGGTGCGTCCTCTCGGCCGCGTCCGTCAGCGCGTCCTTCAGCTTCCCGGCCTTCTCCAGCTCGGCGAACCTCTCCGGCTGGAACTCCTTCCAGTGCGCTCGCGCTTGGCTGATCCAGTTTTCGAGGTTCATCCCCGGCCTCCTTGCCGATCTTATCCAGCTCCGCGCGAACCGCGTCGGGGCCGTCCGTGCCGGCGATATCCTGACCGGCGTCCTCCATCATGTCACGCGCGCCGTTGTACCATGCGCGCAGATAGGGCCTGATTTTCTCGACGGTTGTGTCCAGATCGCGCGCCATAGCACGCGCGAAGTCAGCAAACTTGCGGGCTCCGGCCTCGATGTGGAAAGCCGCAAGCTCGGCCCCGATCGCGAGCACCTCCGGATCGACGCCCGCGTTGAGCTGTCCGCGCAGCTTGGCGCGAAGCCGCTTGCGAAGCTCTTCCGCGCGGTCGGCGGTCACGAAGGTGTTGTCGGAGCCATAGGCGCTGCCGCGCTCCGCTTCATCGAACTCCTGGCCGAGGCGCTGCAAATCGTCGAGCGCTGCCCCCCGCTTGGCCCGCTCCGTCGCGTCCGGCTGCTCGACTTCCTGACGCAGTTCCTCCACCGTCTTCGGGAACACGCGGCGCAGCTCGTCGGCGAGCTTCTTCCCCGAGAACGACACCTCCTCCTTCCCGGTGCTCTTGATCAGCGTAAGGGTGACCTTCGGCCCCTTCGTCACCTGCACGACGTAGCCGTTTCCGGCCTCGGTCTGGGCGCCCTTTGCCGACTGGTCGATGATCGACAGAAGCTCCTTGTCCGACGCCCCTGCCTTCACCGCGTTCGGGATCGCATCCCCGAAACGCTCGCCCACCTTTGCGATGGCGTCGAACGCGGCCTCCGCGTCGCTGGCGTGCCACTCGTCCGCGAGGCGCTGGCTGTGAGGCTGGACAGCGGCCTCGGATGCCTCACTGGCGGCAGGGATCGGATCGCGGCGCGCTTCATCCACCCTGATCGCCTGCCGACCGGTAATGGTGCGGCGACGACGGGCCGGCTTCGACGTGTTTTGCGGGTCCTTCACCCACTCCCTGAAATCGCCGAGCGTCATCTGCGTGACGCCGCCGATGCCCTTCCAGCCCTTGGTGTAGTTCGACAGATAGGCCCGCTCTGCCTGCTTCAGCCCGTCATATCCGAGCATCACCTTGTGCTCGTCGAACTTGCCCGTCGCGGGGTCATTCTGGTCGATGACGAAAACCTGGGCGTCGTCGCCAAGCTCTGAGACGCCCGGCCGAACGAACACGTCCACATGGTCCTTGTCGCGGCCCACGGTGCCCTTGATGTAGCCGTAGTGGTGCTTCATCTGCACCGACCACGCCTTGCCATCCGGGTCCACGCCCTTGCGTTCGGAGCCCTGCGGGTTCTCAACGGAGATGTCGAGGCCGCCGAGGCGGAGGTGGCCGAGCTTGTAGTTGCCGGCCTCCTTCTGGGCCTGCGTCGGCTCGGGACGGTCGTTGGTCGGGGATGTGGCTGCCTCATGCGCGGCGGTATCAGTCGTCGCCGCGTCTTCGGCCTGCTGGCCTTCTCCAAGCGCCGCCAGAGCGTCCTGCACCTTTGCCCGCTCGGCCGACAGCCGCCGCCCCCACCCGCCGTTCGCCTTGGCCTGCTTCTCCAGATAGGACAAGCGGCCCTCCAGCCCTTCACGGTCCATGGAGGTGTAGTCGGCGCCCTGGCTCGGGCTTGCGACAAACCCTCCATCGACCGGCTTCAGCTCGAACTCGTCAGGGTTGCGTCCCTGACGCTTGAGCCCCTGCATCGCGGCCCCCTTCGAGGGGAACGGATTTCCACTGGGGGCTGTGATGGTGCCCTCTGCGCCCTGATCGGCGTCCGCAGGCTGCTCAGGTGTGGCAGCTTCGGGCGCGGCAGGAGCAGAGGGCGTCTCGGCGCGCGGCTCGTCCGCGCTGATCGGTGTGACGCGGACAGAGCCGTTGGACAGCTCCTCCGCCGCAATCTCATAACGATTTCCGTCGTCACCCAGGATCGTGGTGCCGCTCTCGTTGGAGCCCTCCACCTGCCCCGAGATCGGGTCGATCCCGTCCACTTCGATCTGTACGCGCGCCCCGGCGACAGGTGCCGGCTCAGGGGCGGCTTCGTCATGGCGCTCGATCAGCCTCGTGCGATCCAGCTCGCCAGCAGCCTCTGACGGGATGTCGTTGACCATCGGGTAGGGAGACGGCAGAGCGCGGGCAGCCGCACGAGCGATAGGGCCGGAAAGCAGCTTTTGTTCAGGCGGGAGGACTTCCCCCTGAAGCGGCTCCGGGCCGCTCGGGAGGGTGTTGGGCTCCTTATCGACCGGGATTGTGGGGATGGGCTTTTCAGCCGCCTCCCGCCGCGAGAGAGCGCCGCCAACGGCGGCAGGGGCCGCCCCGCTGAGTGCGCCGAGGAGGAAGTCGCCGAACGTGCCGTCCGTGAGCGAACGATCCGCGCCGGCACCCACGTTGACGCCCGCGTTCGTAGCGATGGTCTCCGCCGCCTCCTGTGACCCCTCCTCGGCCGCTCCGATCGCCGCACGCCCGGCGATCCGGGCCGGCAGCGCTCGGGTAGCAATGATGCCTTCGGCCGGGTGAATGAGCTTGCTGGTGGCGGCACCGCCCATGGCGGAAATGGGGGTCGTGAAAAGGAAGGCCATCTCTTCGGCGGCCTCCTTCACGATCTTGACGGCCTCGGCGTGGCTCTTCCCGCTCGAACGCAGATCGCGGTAATAGGCCGATTGCTCCTCGATCAGCGGCTTACCGTCCTGCCCCTTCGCCTTCGCCATTTCGTCGATGGTATCGCGAGCCTGCTCCGCTGCCGCGCCGCCGCCCTGTAGGCCACCAGCAACTGCGCCTGCCGTCGCACTGCCGCCAGAAAGGACCGACGCCGCGATGATTGGCGTCATGCCTCCGAACACATCGAGTGCGAGGGCAGTATACCCCTTCAGGCTCGGGTTCTTCCCCAGCGACCACGTAGAGGGCTTGAACAGATCGCCCTCGGGGGACGAGCCGGCAATCGCCTCCTTTGTCGCGTCCGAGACTGCGCCTTGAACGCGCTTCCCGGTTTCGGAAAGCACATCCGCCGCAGGATCGAGCAGATTGGATGGCTCGTAGTCGGCGCCGAAGAGGCGGTTGATGATCGGAGCGGTTGTGTTGCGGGTGAATGCCTGGAGCGCTTCGCCCGCCCCCCGCACCATGCTCCCGGTGCCCTTATAGGCGCCGCCCGACGCCTGAAGTGCCATATCGCGCAACGTGCCCCAGATGCCGCCGCCTTCGTTCCCCTCATCGCTCGACTGCGGGGCCGGGGCCGCGTCATTGGGGACAGGCTTGGCCTGCTCCACCTTCTTCTGCTCTCCGTAGAGCGCAGTCGCGATCTCCGCTGCCCGCCCAGCCACCTGCGGGGATACGATGTCCTCAATCTTCGCGCCGCTGTCGAGCGCCTTCCGCAGGCGCTGTGCGTTGCCCTCGACTTTGCTGCGTGCGCCGTCTTTCTCGCCCTCTGCAATGGCCATGAGGACGTTGACGGGCACGTTTGCGCCAACGGCGATGCTCTCGAAGTCACCCCGGCCGATCGATTGCTCTTGGGGCTTCGCGCCAAGCGGGGGGAGGCCCAGCGAGCGCTTCTGAAGGCGTTCCTCGTCCGACGAAATGACGGCTTCGACCGGAGACTGAGTGAAGACGCTGCGAACCACGGCGGGCACCCCTGCATTCGAGTGCCGCCATCGTAAATTCGCCAATCTCTCAACTGACGCTCAATAGATGAAAATACCCGTGATTATGGCCGCCAGACCGGGATTGCTCGTCCATCGCTTCCAGATGCTTGGGCACCGCCGGCCGGTTGCTGCTGCGTCTTGGTCCGCTCTGTCTCGACCGCGCGATCTTGCGCCCGCAGCACCTCGACCGCCTTCGCGACCTTCTCGTCGTCCGTGAGCCGGGCGTAGGTGAAATCGTTCGCCAGAAGCGACTTCATGGTGCTGTCCAGCCGCTTGCGGAACTCGACCATGCCCTGCGGACCCTGCTGGGCGGCCTGCTTGAGCGCGGCTTCCAGCATCATCTTGCCGGTCTCGCGCGCCTCGGTGCGCTTGTCCTTCGCGATCTCGCCGCGCGCCTTGTCGGCCGCCTCCACCTGTTGCATCCCGAACTTAAACACCTGCTCCGGCGCCATCAGTTCGATGCCCATCCGGTAGATGTCCTCGCGGCCGTCGATGGAGCGGGTCCACTTCTTGCCCGTGGCCTTGTCCTCGAACTCAAGGTCCATGCCCACGGTGTTGCCGTCCTTGTCCTTGCGGAGCTTCGCGGTCGTGGTGCGCCCGTCCTCGAAATAGCCCTGCTGATTGTAGGCGGCGGTGATATGCTTCGCGAAGCCGTCAGGATCGTCGCGGGACGCGGCCTGAAGCGCCTTCGCCCAGCTCTCCATGCCCTTCTGCACACCCTCGGTCTTCAGCCAGTTGTTGTAGGCTTGGGCCTTCTCGGGCTGCCCGGCGCGCATGTAGGCTTCGGTCACCAGCGGCGCACTCTTGGCCGTGTAGTAGTCCATGAAGGGCTTCACGTCCTTCTCCGCCGCCGCGCGCGCCTGCCCCTTGTCCGTGAAGGTGGCATCGCCGACCTTGAACGCAGGCAGGCCGTTGCCGTCCGGCGTCGGCCCCTGCGCCTCGATCGGCTGGATTGCACCTTCCACGTCCGCGCTGCGTGCGGCGTTCACCTGATCCGCCGCCTGCGAGTAGGCGCCCTTGACGGCATCGTCACGCTGCCAGTCCTGCCGCTGACGGTCGCGCTGCTCGTTGGTGAAGGCTTGGTTCTGGCCCTCGGCCGCGATACGCCGCTGTCGATCTTCCTTGGCGAGGGCGCGGTCCTCTCGGACGAAGGAGCGGTCCTCATCCTGAAGCTGGATGCGCCGCGCCCGGTCTTCCTTGGCAAGAGAGCGGTCCTCGTCCTCGAAGGCGTGCCGGCGATCGCGCTCTTCCTTGTTCGCGCGAAACTCCATGCCGCCCTGAAGGCCGCGCATGAATGAACCAATGCCGAGGCTGGCCATTTCAGGCTCCCTGACTGAATACCGAGCGGAGCGTGTTCCAGATTGCGCTCGCCGGGGTTTCTGGTGACCGTTGACGACTGGCCTGAAGTGGCGGCAGCCCCTTTTGCTCCGGAGCCTTTGGTGCATCGCTGGCTACGAAGCGAACGCCGGACAAGCCCTGGTTGGTATCCTGAGGGTTCAGGTCACGGCCGATCGGCACGTCGAACCTCCCCTCAGGCGCTCCCTTAAAGGCGCCTCCGGTGTCATGTACCACCACAGGCACATCCTTGAGCGCGTACTTCTGGCCGCCGACTGAGTAGGAAACCTCGGGGATGGTGTACTTGCGGCCGTAGAGGTCTGGGTTCCCCGCGACCGTCACGTAGGGGCTCGCACCGGAGCGGAAATCCTCAAGGGTGCGCACGACCGCTTGCCCATCGGGGCCGGGGCGCGCCGCCTCGTAGCCCCCCTCCATCCGGTCGCCACCCTTCTGGGGAGAATATGTGGTCACGCGAGGGCTCGCGCCTTCCTCTGGGGCGGACGGTGCCGGCGCCGGGGCCTCTTCCTCTTTGGCGTATGAAGCGCCATCGGTGTCGCCGGTCGTGCCTTCTTCTCGCGAGAAGATGCCGCGCCCCCTGGCCTTGTTGCCTGCCGCGAACCCGCCCATGAATGAACCAATGCCGAGGCTCATGCTGCGCTCCTGCGGATGCCGCGCCCGAGGCTGCGCTCGCCTTCCTTTCGGTCGCGGGCGGGCAGCCCCTTGGCCAGCTTCTCCACCTTGGCGTCCAGTTCCTTGACCGCCCCCATGGTGACGCCAATTGCGTCGATGACGGGAATGGAATGCCCGTCACCCTTGCCGGTGGCAGCTTTGAAGTCCTGGGCGTAGGTGCCGATGTGGCGCTCGCCGTCGCCCATGCCGGGCTTGTAGTCCCACTCCTGCACCGGCATCGAGCGCACAGCCTTGAGCGAACCGGTCGCCGGCTCCTTGTTCTCCTTGGCATCCTCATCGGAGAAGATCAGGCCAGCACCCGTGCCGATCGCCCCCATCAGATCGCTGTTTGACTGCGACGCGGCGTCGTTCTGGGCCTTCCAGGCATTGAGCTGGGAGTTGTAAAGACCGCCGAGGATGCCGGCCTGCGAGCTGTATCCCTGCATCGCGGTTCCGTAACCGCCCTGCATGATGCTGGCCGTGCTGTTGTTGGCGGCGTTGGCTGTTGCCGTGTTCGCAGCCGCCGAGGAGCCGATGGAGCTTGCGGCGCCCAGCTCACTCGCTGCCTGCCCGGCGAGCCCGCTCCCCATGTTGATGGCGCTCGCCCGCAGCCCCATGCCCTGAAGCCGAAGATCGCTGCGGGCCTTGTTCTCCGCTCCGGCAGCGCCGAGCGCCGTCGCCGTGTCAGCTGCTCGGTCGGCGCCGGCCCACCGCCCAGAATTCGGGTTGACGCCCATGGACGCCTGCTGGCGCTGACGGGCCGCGTCCTGGCTCGCCGCCGCCTTTACGACATCGCCCCGCGCTTCAGCCGCGGCTGCGGCCTGTCGCTCCGGACTGTCCCACGCCTGCGCGTCTGCGATGTACTGGTCCTGAAGCGGCTGGAAGACCTTCTCCAGCCGATCGCGATCGGCCGCAGCCCACCCGTTCAGAGCATCCTGCGCGTCGAGCTGCGAGCCAACGACCTTGCCAGTCACGCTATCGAGGTTCGCCTGCCGGTCCTTGGCATCGGCGTAGAACTGCTTTGCGAAGTCGAGGTAGCTCGATCCGAGGGAAGCAATCTTGTTCGCCGCCTGCCCGATCTTCGGGCTGGGAAGCGGCATGTCTCCGCCATCATCCATCCTGCTTCTCCAGCGCGATCCAGCGGCAATCCTGCTTAAGCATGCCGAGAATAATCCCATCCTCGCCGTCGAGGCTAGAGCAAATTCGCCCCTCGAATGTAAATCCAAGCTTCAATGCCAATATCTGCGACGCAACATTACTGCGCAAAATATGCGTCCCGACACGGGAAAATCCGCACTGAATGAATGGAAAAGCAAAAAAAGCGTACAAAGAGGCGCGAGTTGCCCACTTTTTTCCGCCATTTGTCGCCAAGTGCATATCGCACGACTGAGATGTGAATCGATCGTAGAGTATCACCGCGACCGGATCGCCAGCCTCCTCCAAGCCGATGCACACCGTGTCCTTGGGCCACCGGAGCGCGGGGCGACCCATTCTCTCGGATGCCCAGCCGCAAAGGCGCCCGGTGTCGCCGAAAACCAAGTTTGAGTTGGCGCCGAGCGGCGTGCGAACCACCTGTGGTTGCTGCATCTCACTCTCCAAAAACCCATGCCGCCGACACATGCGGCCGACTTGCACCAATTCCCCATGTGAGTGTCGCGTTCGCGATGGCGGCCTCCTGCACAGGGCAGTGGGCAATCCCGTGATAGACGGGCGATCCTCCCGACTGCACGTTTCCGACAGCATCGAGAGAAAACGGCGCGCCACTTACTGTCGGGGGCGCGGAGGCCGAACCGATCGCAAGACAAGACACTGCAAATCCGTTCTCCGGAACGTCAATTCCCGATAGGACGGACGTTGATGACCCCGATCCAGAGAATGTCGAAGAGAAGTCTACTGGAGCCGCACCGGCATGTGTCCGCCCTGTGATGCGGAATACGCCGACCACGACATATGGCACGTTGCCGCTAAACGTCAGCGATACGTTCCCTGAAGTGCCAACTGGAGCCTGAACATAAGCGCACCTCACGGACGCGCCGATTGATGCTCCTCCCGCGCCTGCTCCAAGAGCTGCTGAAACGCCGCCCACATTGGCGGACGAGACGGTCTGACTTCCGGGAGACCCGTGGCTGATCGTCAAAACAATCTCGCGGTCAGCTTGCGGGGCACCAAAATTGACGCCGCTAAACGTGACCGACGAAGAGCTTCCGCCGCCATTGTTCCGGACCAAATAGCCAAGAAACTCGACAGTAGGCCGACCGCCGCCGTGCCAGAAGCTGAAGCGGCTCATGCGACCATGGCTCCGTCAACGGCCCACACGTCCCCGCCCCAATAGATCAGGGTCGCAAAGCGCATGGGTTCGAGGCTCAGCTTTGAGCCGAACGCCTCGATCGACACACCGCTTCCGGGCGACAGGGTAAGCTTCCCGGTGCCGGCGCATCGCAGATCGATCTGCGCCCCGATCGGCCATGTGACGGCCGAGGATGGAGGGACAATAAGCGTCTTGGTGGCGGCGCCAGTCATCCGGACGATCGCACCGATATCATCGAGCCCCAGCGTGACCGAAAGCGCAGAGTAGGTATTGATCGTCCGCAGGACATTGGACTTGCCGAGTGCGAGCGCTTCGAGGCTGTCGGTGACCGCCTCCTGGGCAGCAGTGAGGGCGGCGCTCACGTCTTCGACGGATGCGTTGAGCGCCTTCTTGGCATCGTCCAGAGATGCCGTGGTGGCAAGCGTCTTGACCGTCTTGTTGAAATCGTCGAGCCGAACGGCTGACTGCCCCTTCACTGTCGTGCGACGGCGGCCTGCCAAAACCTCAAGCTGTTCCTGCTGCACGCGCGATCTGGTCATTGCACGGCCTTCAGCTCATCGACAGTGGTTGCCATCACGACCTGAAGAATTTCGACATCGCCGAAGGCGTCGATCTCCCAGACATTGGCAAGGAAGCCTGACGGCAGGCGCTTGACCTTGTTGGCGGCCGAGACGGTGGCGATCTTCACGCCGTCAGCGTAGACCCCCACCGACACGGTGCTCGTTCCCGCGTCTGGGAGTGGCGTCAGAATATCTCCCGACACGGATACAGCGCCGACCAGCGAGGAGCCGAGATCGCCCAGAACGGAGCCGGCTGCAATCAGGGCCTGATTGGCTGCCGTTATGGCCGCAACCTCCGCCGTGATGGCATCCACCTCGGCGCTGGAAAGTCCACCGGCCGCATCAACCTTGATCGCGGCGAAATTATCCGGGGCCATCAGCACGAACGGACGCGACCTCCAATATTGCTTCGCCCGGACGCCTCCAGGCGGGTCGAAGCGATAGATGGTCGCGCTTTCCGGCTCGGTGAAGTACAGCGCCCCCTCTTCGAGATGGTAGAACCAGGCACTCGCGTACACGTCTGAGCGGATCAGAAACGGGACCGCCCCCGAGGTGTCGATCATGATCGAGCCTTTGACCGGCTGACCATTGTCGTCCACGCTGCTGTAGGAGCCGACCCACCGCCCGGTGATCTGGCCCGCGCACATGGTGCCGGGGTTGAGCTTTCTCCACTCATCAGGCGTGAACAGACTTCCGGAGATGGTCTTGATGCTGCCCGACCCATCCACTGTCACGAGGCCATCGAACGAAGGGTAGGCGATGGCGTAGCCGAGATCGATGACGCCCCGAGCGTTGATGCAAGGCTGGTTCGCCTCGATCTTCTCCATCGTCATCGTCTCAGGCGTGGTCCCCGAGACGAAGTAGGGATGGCCCTTGGTCATGATGACCAACGACGTGCCGATCGCCCCCAGCGCCACGATCTCGAACTCGGTGGTCAGCACATATGCTTCCGGCCACGCGTGGGGGCGCCACGGCTCGCAGAAATACAGATCCTTGCCCACGAAGGCCGCCATCATCCCGTTGGGCATGGACGTGAGCCCCTGCAACGCGTCAGGGGGCGCGTTCCAGTTGAGCGACGGGATCACCTCATCAAACGCATCGACGGCGATATTGTCCACGAAGTTCCCAGCGGACGCGGCGCGCTCTGCGATGAAGAAGAGGTCTGTGACGCCGCTCAGTCCCGTCTGGCTGCGATAGATGCGCTGCCTCGTGATGCCTCGGCCAGCCGGTGCGGCGGCGAAGCCGGAAAGCGTCACAGTTTGCCCAGCCTGCCAGTCCACCTCATTCGAGACCGGGCACGGTTCGCTCTCCTCTCCGAAGTCGGTCACGAAGGTGTAGACGTAGAGGCGAGTGGTCACGTCACCCACGCCGACGCCCGATGCGGAGCCGGTCAAGGAGACGGTCGGGCGGGGCACAGCCAAGGCGTAGACCGCGCCTCCGACGCGCATCTTCGGCAGGCCGTCTCCGGTGTAATAGAGGCGATCCTGCGCAACGGGGCCGGGCGCGAGGTCCACATCCTTCTCGAAGCCCAACCAATCGTCGCCGTGCTTGTAGATCGTCAGATACGACGCCGCCGGAGCGGGTAACGAGAATGCCGGAGCCGGCTGGTAGTAGGGCTTTAGACTGCCTGTCTCCAGGCGCGTGTTCAGCGTCTCCTGCGCCGCCGTGACCGGGAGGAGCCGAGGTGTCGTGCGAGGCTGCTCACCGGAGAAGCCATTGAGCTTGATCGCGGTCATCACACCCCCACGTAGAGCAGCCAATCGACGACGACGCCGGGCGGCATGTTGGTGTGGGGCTGGTCTCCACCAACCTCGTTTTCCGTCACGGTGATGACGGGCGCAACAGGGCTCGTTTCGATCGGCCCCGCCAGCGTCCCGATGCCGCTTCCCCCGGTCTGCACTTGGATGCCGCGGGAAATGTCCACATTGTGCTTGTGGGGCTCTTGGGCGGCTGCCGTGTTGTGCTTGTGCTTCGGCGTCTGCGCTATCGCGAGCGTCACATTCTGGGCACCACCCGTGGCGCCCATCGTCGAACCGTCGATGCCGGAGCCCGCAGTCGTGACCCGCCCGGCGGCCGTGCCCCCCATGGTGTCGCGCCCGATGACGCCTCGGCCGCGCACGTCGATGCAGTTGAAAGTCGTCGTCCCGTTGCCGGCACCGTGGCGCGTGCCGACCTTGGCGAAGTAGGCGGCGTAGGTTGTCCGGCTGATCGCCTGACCGTAGGGACGGAGGAAGCGAGGAGGCGGCGGCAAAGCCGGATCGCCATCATAGGGCACGAGCATGCCGACACTGATGGGCATGAAATCCTGAACCCATTCGGTCGTGGCGATGAGGTCGCTGTCGTCGTTGTCGGGCGCTTTCGGTGCCCTCGGCTCTCCCGCGAATTCCGGGCTCTCCAGGGGGGCTTTGCTGTCCAGAGCTAGGGTCATAGCCTGGGCGTCAGCGAACGCCATGAGCGCGGCTGCCGTCAGCCGAAGATCAACGCGTGAGCCAGCAACGAAGGCGCGGGCCACGGTCCCTTCTTGGCCCCGCGTCACGGTCAGCACGTCGCCGACGCGCCCCGTGCATTTCATGATCTCCTTGTTGCCAGCGCCGTCAACCACGACGATCGGGCACCAGTCACCAGCCGCGAGCGTGGGGAACTTTGCACCAGCGCTGGAAGCGAGGGAGATGGAGGTTGCTGCCGAGGAGATGTTGGCGGCCAGCAGCCCGGTGGCCTCGTTGGTGAGCTTCAGGCTCATGGCTCAACACCCCTTGATGCGCAGTCGAAAGCAGCTTTCGCAGACGCGGCCTTGGGCCGTCGTCGCGACGACTGACACGTGGTTGGTTTCGCCATCCGAGCCGCCGGAAATCCAAAGCTTCACAACGGATGGCGTCAAATCCTGATCGTCCACGACGGCTGTTCCGCCGTTGACAGAGATTGCGGCTGACAGGATCGCGTCATCGCTCGGCAGCCACTTCGAGAAGTCGATATCGAAATCAAGCCGCTCTTCAGGGCTCTTGAACATCACAACGCCGCTCATGACTGGCCCTCGCCGCCATCCCTGCGATCGCTCGGATCGGACACCATCGACCGCGTTTCCTGATCGACCGCGACCTTCCGGGCTGGAGCCGACCCAACGATGGAGCGGCTTTCGCTTTGCTTCGATACCGAGCGCCGTGCTGGTGCACCGATGAAGTCGCCGTCCTCGTCCCACTCAAGAAGCACATCCGCTCCACTGGCGTCGGTCCACGCCAGTGGATATTCGGCGTCTTCTTCAGCGAGGAGGAGGCGCTGTCTCATTTGTCTTCGGGGTCCAGAATGTCGCAGGCCGGGCCAAGAACGGCGATGCCGTAGGTCTTGTGGATGCGCTCCTTCAGCATCGCGATCTGCTCCGCGCGCAGCTCGATTTCCGCGTCCTCGACGAAGCGCTGGGCGAGGCGATAACGCTTAATCCGAGCATCCATCGGCTCGCGTCGGTCCTCGTCATCCTCCGCGTAGAGCGAAAAGACGCACACGTCGGAGATCTTCATGTGATCCCCCTCCGGCGCCCCAGCCTTCGGAAACGGGGTTCCATAGAGGTCGCAGATCACGGTGTCGGTGGTGAGCTTCACTTTTGCCTCCTATCAAGACTGAAACCGCTCTACGCGGCTGGCCAACTCCTGAAGGGCGCCCCACAGGATGGCGATCTGGCCGGAGACGGAAACCGTCTCCACCTGAGCTTTGCGCGCGCCGTAGCCAAAGCGGTCATGGCTGGCGTCCGAATTGTTCTCGCGAGTGGTCACGACAAACCCGGCATCGAGGCCCGCGCTCTGCAACGCTTCTTTGATGCCGCGCACCTCGCCGGTCGATCGAGAGGAGAGGCCAATGCGCTTAGGTGCGTCGGGGGCCTTTTTCTTGGAACGGCGAGAGGCTTTGGCCGTCTCGCGATCGGCCTTGTAGGTCCACGAGCAGACATCCGCGCCAGTCACGACGGAAAGCAGCGCGGATCGATCGCCGATGGACTGAAGCTCTTCCTTGGTGTCGGGATCAGAGACGGTATGGACCGCGCCGTTCATTTCGATATAGGCACCAGCGCTGGTCCCGAAAGCATAGGTCCACGATCCAGCCGTCCCATTGTGGGCGTAGAAGGCGATGCCCATCGACGGCAGCTCTTCCGCGATGCACTGCACGCCGTTGATCTTGCCTCCGAAGTAGTCGGTCAGCCCGTTCCAACGGCCTGCAAGCGTCTGAACGCGAGCGGCGCACCAGTTTCCTAGCCCGGAGGTCATGGCCCCTCCGCCGGCATTGATGACCGTCCGGGCCTCCTCCCAGGCGACGAAGCTCTTGAGGTCACCAACGAGCCATGCCTGCCCCATCAGGGGGGCAGTGTCGCCCGCCGAGTAGCCGGCGTTCACGTAGTCCCGGCTTCCGGTGTAACCGCCGATCGCCAGCAGGTTCAGACACCCGGTCTGCCCTTCAACTGACAGATCAGGCTTGATGCGAGAAAGGCCCAGCGCATAGCTCGTTTCAGCATAATGCCCCGAGCCCGTAGCCCACGACCGGTCATTGATATGGACCGCATAGCGGTCGTAGGCGACTTGGATCGTCCAGTCGGAGTAGGTGCCGGACCCGACCGAGGTTGCGACGTTGACGGTCAGCGTGGTCCCAGAATAGGAACTCACGGTTCCTACCATGTAGGCCGTAGCGGCGGCCGTCGCCGACTTGATCGTGACCACCTTTCCGACTGCGGGAAGGGCCAAGCCACTTGCGACTGTGAACGACTTGCTGCCCGTCCCGAACGCCACGGCGCTGGTGGACGCGACGCGCGCGGCCGCATGGTAAGCGGTCTCGGAATAGCTGAAGCGAGCCCCCGCCATGCCGTCGTTCGTGGCCGCCGTGTAATGGGGCAGGTACTTGTTCGCGGACGCGAGCGTCTGTACCCGGCCCTCGTGCCAGATCGGGTTGCCGTTGAAGTTGAAATAACCGGAGCTGTCGATCGCGATGCCGGTCGCCGCCTGCATGTAGACGACGCCGGTACCGATGTTCTGGATCGCGAGATTGCCGCCGCCGCGCAGGAGAATGGAGAGGTCTCCGCTGGCGCCGCTTGCCCGCAGGATGCGGGCGTCCCAGTCCTGTCCGCTGTCGGCGGAGTGGAAGTCGATGCCGACATTCCTGTCACCGGAAAGCCCGCCTCCCCACTCGACGATGCCGGACGCATCGAGCGCGAGCTGTGCGCCGAGAGCCGCGCGAGCGGCAGCGGAAGTGATCGCCCCGGTTCCGCCATTCGCGACGGAAAGAGCCGTGCCGGACCAGTTCGCATTGTTGATGGAGCTGAGCGCCGCCAAGGAGCCGAGGGTGGGCTTTCCAGAAAGATCGGCATAGGCGCCCGTGCTCGCGACCGTCGCTAGGCCGAGGTTGGTCCGCGCCGTCGCGGCGTCGGCGGCGCCGGTTCCGCCGTTGGCGATGGCAAGGGCAGCTCCGGACCAGTTCGTGTTGTTGATGGAACTGAGCGATGCGATGGAGCCAAGGGCTGGCTTCCCAGCGAGGTCGGCATAGGCGCCGCTGCTGGCAACCGCCGCCAGACCGAGATTGGTCCGCGCAGTCGCGGCATCGGTGCCCCCCGTGCCACCCTGCCCCAGACCGATGATGCCGTCGCCATTCGGGTCGTAGACCGTCTTCAGCATGTCTCCGCCGCCCGGAAGGGGCGTCCATGCGAAGGCATAATCCGCAGCGCTGGTCTTGATGAGGGCGTATCCCGCGCCGCCGCCAGCGGGCACGAGGCGGTTGCTTCCCGGCTGGATGGCAGATGCTGCCAGAGCCCCCTGTGCGGCACTCGCGAAGTCGGTCGCAGCGGCAACCGCCGCGCTGCCGAGGCCGAGCGTCAGGCGTGCGGTTGCAGCGTCGGCGTCGTCCAGAAGCGACCGCGCGAAGCTGGTGAAGCTGGTTAGGGCTAGCGTATTGGCTGCCGTGAAGTAGGGCAGCTTGTCGGCGACCGGGGAGAGGCCGGCGAACGCGGCCAGCTTTGCGTCGTAGGCCTGGACATCGGTTCCGATTGCCAGCCCAAGCGCATTGCGTGCGGCTGCCGGAGTTGACGCCCCGGTCCCGCCGTTCTCTACAGCAAGATCAGCGCCCGACCAGTGCGAGTTATTCACGGCACTGAGGCTGGCGAGCAGCCCGACGCCAACAATGGCGCCAATCAGGTGAGTGTGGCCGATGTCGGACTTACCGTCCAAGGCAGCTTGAGCCGGGTTGCTGATCGGCTTGAGCAGGTCGGGCGTGTTGTCCACATTCGCAAGGCCGATGTCGTCCTTGCCGATGGTGACGAAGCCGCTCCTGCCATTCACCGACTTGACCGCGCCCTCCTCAATCGGCATGCGGCCGCCACGGCCCTCGGCGTCGTGGCCGATGACGTGGGTCAGTGCCCGAACCGGTGCCGTCTTGATGTTTCGCGGACCCTTGGCCATCAGACGAACCTCGCTCGCGTGCGGATGGGCGCGTTCTGCTGGCCGCGGCGGGCGGAGATGGCGAGAGCAGCGAGCCGCGAGGTGAACATCCCCGCCATAGCCACCGCGAGACGATCATCCCGGAAGTCGCCGGGCGTAAGCAGAACACCCCCCGTCGCGCCCCATTCGAGCACCTCGGCGTACTGATCCACCATGAAGTTGGGGAGCTGATCGGCACTGTCGCTCGGGGCCAGCACCAACTCGATCCAGAGCTTCCCAGCCTGCGGGGGCGTCACGCGAACGCTGTCCGGTTCGGATTGCGTGATGTAGCGAGCCACGCCGGCCTCTGCGTCGCGCCAACCGGGCACGTCACGGTCGAGGAAGATCGTGGTGGCGGGCTCCAGCCACACGCCGCCATCGATCCGCGCGGCGGCGATCTCGACGATGAACGATCCGGCAGGAGCGCACATCACATCCTCGCCGGTAGCCCCGATCGTGAAGCTGTCCGCCTCGCGCCAGAGCTTGGTGCGCCGGCAGAACTCCTTGGCCGCGTCGCGAAGGTGGCTGACGGCGAGGATTTCGGGACAGGTGGGCGCGTGCCGCAGAACGCGCGGCAGGAGGGTTTCGATGTCCTTCACGACGCGCTCCTGCTCTGCGGATTGCTCGCCTTGTTGGACTGATCCTTGACGCCCAGCGCGGTTGCGAACTGCTGATAGTGGATTGCCGCCTTTCCGGCGCCGCCCTCGGGCGCGTCCTTGAGGTAGGCGCGGTACAGCACATAATCGATCAGGATTGGCCCCCACGGCTCTCGCAGATCGATTGCAACCTCATAGGAGGCGATGCTTTCCGGGTCTCCGGTCGGCTCGACCAAGGTCGGGACAGTCGAGACGATGGCCTCCACGAGGCCCGTCCCATCGTTCCCCGGATAGACGTAGAACTCCTGCGGGCACGTCTCATCGAAGACGTACTGCCGAACCTCTTTCCGGTACGGCGTGTCGCTCGGGTCGTGCCAGTACGGCGCCTGGGTATCGAGGAGGGAGCGATCCGTGATCCGGATGGCCCGGCCGCCAGCGCGTGGGGCCGCAGACGACAGGTTGCGGATGATCCGCAGCAGGCGAATGTGCTTCGGGTCCGTGAGGCTTTGAAGCGTCCCCTCGGCAAGCGCCAACGCAACGCTCTCCGCATGGGACTGGGGCTGCACGATGATGACGGCCTTGAGGCCATCGTTGAGCCAGCCGACCAGCTCCGCGAGCGTCCAGCGGAGGTTGTCGTCATCCTGCAAGATGATCGACGCCTTGGTCAGCAAGCTCGCGGCCGTCTCAGCCATGGATCACCCGTTGATGCGATCGACCAGCGTCTTGATGCCGGAGCGAGGGTGGGGCTTCTCGCCGAACTTGGTTTCGTAGAGGGAGACGAGCTGTTCGCGCGTCATCTCTTCGGTCGCCACCACCTTGGCGGGAGGGGCCTCTTCCTTCGCGCGCTCTTCGGCGGCGATGTGATCAGCCTCGGCCTGCTGGCGGGCCTGCTCCATGGCGGCGAACGCGTCTTCCTGCTCGGCAGCCATCGCAGCTTCACGCCGGGCCTCCTCCGCCGCGGCCGCTTCTGCGGCGATGCGAGCGCGTTCGAGTTCGGCGGCGGCGAGCGCTTCAGCCTCGGCCTGCTGGCGGGCCTGCTCCTCGGCTGCGGCTCCGCCGTCGTCGATCGCCCGGTAGCCTTCAGCGATTTCGAGGAAGCGGCCCACATGCGCCGGCTCGTCCACCGTGGCCACGTGCCGCCCCTTGTCGTCCGGCTTGAAGTGATATTCGACGCCGCCGAGGACAACGACGGTGCCTTCGTCTCGATGTATGATGCTTTCGATCTTCACGTCCGCCTCCGACAGGAACGCGGCGGCAGGCATTCCCCACCGCCGCAGCGCTGCGTCACTGCACGAAGAGCGACATGAGGGTGATGGTGGCGCCCTGGGCGGCTGAAGTGATGGTGACGCCGATCGAGCGGTCGTAGCCAACCGGAGCGACATCCAGCGCAGCCTGATTGGCGCGACCCGACGTGATCAGATTGGTGGCGATCGTACGGTTCGCGAGCGTCTTGTCACCCACGGCACCGGCCATGATGCCGATGTTGCCTTCCGTGATGGCGCCGTTCTCCATGTAGTTCAGGTCCACGAAGGAGCAGTAGGCCGGAAGGATACCGATCTCCACGATGTCACCGGCCGAGCCCGCGACGGGGAAGGTGTAGGTGAACTTCTTGGCAATGACATCGCCCGCCTCCATGGAGGTCGGAACGATCTCGCGGCCGAGGGCGACGTTGTTCTGAAGGACGGAAGGCATCGGAATTGCTCCGGGCGTTGGAAGGAAGAACGCGGCTCAGCACGATTGCCGAGCCGCCGTGCCGAACGTCAGGCGTTCGGGTTCTTGGCGTAGGTGTCGAGCGCCTGGATGCCGAAGTCGCCGCCGTTGAAGCGGGTCTTCTTCACGCCGATGATGGTGCCCGCGACGACGGTGGGCTCGTTGCCGTAGTCGCCGGTCTCGTCTTCCTTCCACGTGAAGCGCAGGCCGCCCGCCGTGCCGTAGGCGACGACGGCACCCTGCCGGCCGAGGAAGAGCGCACGAGCGGCGGGCTGGTCGGCACCGACGCCGTAGTCCGAGAAGCGGATCGCGCTCTCGTGGCTGTGCAGCACGACGTTGTTGATCATGCCGAGGCCGCCCTTGCAGATCGGGCTGTTGCGCCCCTCCGCCGTGGCGATCGCCTTCTGAACGTCGATCCAGCCCGACGCGTCGTTGGTGCGCATGTCGTGTTCCTGAAAGGGCGACATGAGCACGACGTAATGGCTCTCGCCATTGACGTTCAGCGGCATCATGTTGGCCTTGTCGGGATCGAGGGCGCGCATCATGCGGGCGTTCACGGACGCCTTCTCGATGAGGTTCTTGCTCATCTTGTCGGCGCTGGTGAGGGTGGCCTTCGATGTCGCCGAGCCGCCGTACAGGATGTGGCCGGCGTCCGGCGGCTGGATGGGATTGCCGGCATGGCCCGTGTAGGTGGCGTCTTCGATGAAGTCGGGGTTCACGCCGCGCGCGCCCGAGAGGTAGATGAAGATCAGCTCATCGACGTACTGCGACCAGTATTCGGACAGACGATCCTTGGCGACCTTGCGCAGATCGTGCGCGGTACGCTTGCGGGTCATCTTTCCGCCCGCCGACACGGCGTGCCGGAGCTGGTCGATCTTCACCTCGTCGGTGTAGAACTTGAGGTTCTCTTCCTTGCCCTTGACGCGGTTGTCACCGGCAGTGGGCTTGCCGCGAAGCTGCACGGAGAGGTCGAACGACACGTTGTCGCCCGCGTCGCTCTCCAGCTCGGTCTTGCGCTGGATCAGGGCGTTCTCGTCGGTGCCGATGAACTTGCGCTCGAAGTAGCTCTTGCGCTGCATCGCCACGAACAGCGATCCGGACCACTTCTTCTGTGCCTTGGGATCGCCGAAGGGGATTACGGTCTGCATAGTCGTGCCTCATGCTGTATCGGGTCAGCAATCGGGCACTCCTGCGCCGTCAAATCGCACCCTACCGTCTTATGAAGTTGATTTCAACTGGAGCGGGACGATTTTGTTTGGTCCCGCCTCGCTCCATTTTCAGAAGTCGGCCGGCGGATCGGAACATTCTTGTCGGCTTCGATAGAAAGCCTGACGCGCTGGCCGGACTTGTCGCAGACGAGGATGGTGGTGTCGCCGATAACAAGGCGCTCACCAATCCGAAGATCGACGGTCATCATGGCTACACCACCATCCAAAGCAGGTTTTGTCAGAGCGCGCGTTCGTACTCGGCGATCTGGTCGTCGGTCATCCGAGACAGCGCGTTCTCGAAGGCGATGGGGTCGGCGTCCCGCAGACGGTCCAGCGCGGCATACTTGCCGTCGTCCACGCTGGAGATGTCAGACGCGGGCACGCCGCGACCGAGCGTAGGCGGGATGTTCCGGCCCTTCTTGGCCGGCTCGTCTGCCTTCTTGCCCGGCTCCTTGGTCTCGGGATCGGCCTTGGCCGCCTTGATGCCGAGCTGATCGGCCCAGATGCCGTAAGCCTTGGTGAGGAAGCCGAGGTTCGAGAGCTTCGAGTTGGCGTCGTCGCCCGTCACCTTCCGCACCACGGCATCGAAGGCGTTGTAGACCAGCTCATTCTTGCTGATCTCCGGATGCTCGGCGAGGAACCGGTCCACGTCCGACATCCAGTTGCGCTCCACCTCCTTGGCCTGCATCTCCTTCGAGATGTCGGCCTTGAAGATGGCCTGCTTGATGCCGTCCGCTTCCTTGTCCAGCTCGCGGAGCTGGGCCATGTGCTCCTTGGCAGACAGCTCGCCGTCGTCGAACTTCTGCGCCAGCGCATCCTTGGCGTCCTCGATCTCCTTGAGGCGGGTGTTGGCGTTGGCCGGAACCTCGGCCGACAGAAGCGGCACCTCCTCGCGGCGAGCGGGCTTGTCCTCCTCGGCCTTGGCGGCATCGTCGCCCTTGTCGGCAGCCGGGTCATCGTCTCCCTTGCCGTCGCCCTTGCCGTCGCCTTCATCCTCGCCGTCCGGATCGTCGTTGCCCGCCTTCAGGGCTTCCAGCGCGGCGGCGGCCGGGTCATCACCGGCTTCGTCGTCATCATCCTCCAGAAGGCCAAGCCGCTCTTCTTCGGTCAGGCCGTCCAGCTCGTCGTCGGTCATGTCGCCCTTGGCGGCCTTCGTCTCGGCGTTCGTGCTCATGGCTTCCTCGCGCGTCTACGGTTCGTGAATAGGCTCGATCAGGCGCGCGGCGGCCAACGCCACGTGCCGGGCTTCCCATCGGGGTCGAAATAGACGGAGCCGACCCAGAGATCGTGTCCGCCCTGGCTGATGTCCTGATCGTTGGCGCCGTCGAGGAACACCTTGAGGTTGACCATCCCGGAATGGGGATTGTCGTGCTCGATCGGGGACCACGACCGCACGACGATCGCAGGGCGAACCTCGCCGCCTCGGGGGTAGTGGGCCGGCAGCGTGTAGTGGACGATGCGGCCCACGGTGACTTCCTGGTGCATGGCTTCCTCACATGGTCTGCGGTTGGGGATCGGGGTTCTGTGCCGCCTGGGCGGCCTGCTGCTCCTGAGCGAGCTTCGCCTGAGCGCTATCCACGGCGTCCGACGCGGCCTGCTCGACATCGCCCTCGGAGCGCGACTTGAAGCCAGCCTCGTGGAGCACGCCATCGGCGACGGATACGGCTGGCGGGGCGGTGAGAATGGCCAGCGCCGCCTCAAGGGCCGCCTTCTGGGTTGCGACGTTGGTTCCGGCCATGGAAGCGAGGACCGCCTGCGCGTCCGTCTTCACCTTGTCGGCCTGCGCCTGCTTCTGCGCCGCGTTGGCCTCGGTTTCGGCGATCTTCGCCATCGCCATGCGCTCGTTCATGGCGTCCTGCTTCGCCTTGGCCTGCGCCTGGGCAACCTCTTCCGGCGTCGGCTCCTCGGCGTCCGGGTCGCGCTGGCCCGTCACCTGCCGGATGCGGCGCACCAGCTCCTCGCGGCTCGGCACGTCCATGCCTTCGACGATCAGGTCGAGCATCACGAGGGCGATCTGCGGAGATGCCGGCGCGAGCTTCATGAGGAGCGCCAGAAGCTCCTCCACCTGTGCCTGCCGGATCGTCGCGCGCCAGTCCTGCTCGCCGATCACGTAGTCGGCCTTGGTGCGTGTGATGTTGTCCTCGGGCAGGCCGTCGTTGATCGACACCCAATCGGGCGTGCCGCGCATGTTGGTGATGCGGAAGCACTTCTGCTCGCTGAAATACTGCTCCACCAACGAAAGCTGCTTTTCGCCATGCACCTGCTTGCCGAGGCGTAGGTTGTCGAACAGCCCGGCCGTGACCATGCCGCCCTGGCTCTGGCGCGCCTCGATCGCCACGCCGCTCTTCGCGTTCGTCGAGCGCCCCATCAGCTCGTCGGTGACGCCGCTCTGCGACTGCACCATCATGATCGAGCGCGACATCATCTCCATGTGGGCTGCCGCCAGCTCGCGGTCGGCGTTGATTTCGAGCTGCTTGCCGGTCTTCTTCACGAGGATGGCGTCAGGGCGAGCCACCTCCTCGGCGAAGGCGTCGATGTCCTCCACCGCGTCCTCGTCCATGATCACCTTGTTGCTGGAGATGATCGCGAGGGCCTTGGCGGCGCGCTTGTTGATGTCCTGCTGGATGTCCCGCATCCCCCGGATCATGCCGTAGGGCATCCCATCCCGGCCGCGCCGGTAGGCCCAGATCGGCGTCAGGGGGAAGCGGTTGTGGCGATAGGGCGTCTCGCTGACGTGGAGCAGGCCCTTCACGGTCATCAGGGCCACATGCATGCGCATCATGACCTTCTCGACGACGATGGACTGTCCTGTCTTCACTGCCTCGACGTGGGCTTCCGTGTCCGGCTCGTACACGTCCCCGGCGAACTCGCCACGCTGAAGCCGCTTGACCTTCGACGGGGTGCGGAACCACGTCTCGATCACACGCACGCGGCGACGGGTGAAGCCCCAGATCGTGCCAGACGACAGCGCCGTCGAGTTGCGCAGGTTCTCTTCCAGGCTGTCGGAGGCATTGTCGCCGTCCACCAGCTCCGTGCCGTAGAGCGGGCCATCCACGCAGGAGGCTTGGATGATGCCCTTGCGCTGGGGGAACATGGCGATGGCCACATCCTCGTCCAGCCACTTGAAGCGGTTGATGTAGCGCGCGTCGCTCAGGTCGAGTTCGGTCGCAGCGCTGTCCCACGTTATGTTCCGCCAGCTCTCGTAGCGGTCATAGACGGGCTCGCCGTCGTCATCGTCCTGCGCGCCGCATTCCAGCCAGCCGATGCCGACCTTCACCGCGTCCTCGAACGCGCGCGAGGTGTGGAAGGCGGAGCGGTTCACGTCGCTCAGGTACTTCAGGAGCTGCGTCTTCTGCTCGGCGGGCTTCGACGCCTCCTTGCGGCGAGGCAGCACCTTGAAGTCGCTTCGGCCGCGCTTCTCGGTGCCGATCACCCAGTTGATGGCCGAGGCGATGACGTTGTAGACGAGCGGGATTTGGCCCCGCTCCTTGAGCACCTGCGCGTCCCGCTCATCCCACTGGATGTTGTCGTAGAAGTCCTCGTCCCGCGCCATCTCCATGCGGTTCTCGGCCTGCCGCTCCAGCTCGTTCTGGTGATAGCCGAGCAGCTTGCGGTGGAGCGAGACGAACTCCGGCTGATCGAGCATTGCGACTTGCGTTGCCGCAGGCGCCTTGTCCACGGGCAGCCGATCCTCGGGCGATCCGGGGCGGGCCTTCGCTTGGCTGAAGTCCATGCCGGACGAGCGGATTTCCTCAAACATGCTCGAACACCTCGCTGTGGTGCTCGCGGCCGTCCTGATCGGTGCGCACGGCATCGGCCACGACGACACGCTCGGTCGGCTTGGGCGGGATCATGAGAAGGTCTCCGACGTGATCGCGGATGATGCTGGTGATCCGCATGAGCGTCGGGATGTTGTGCGGCGACAGGCCGAGGCTTTCGGCGAACATGACCGAGACGCGTGCGCAGTGTTTCGGATCGCCGCTGTCGGACCACAGCCACGCGTTGGACATGGGCACGACGCATGGCGTCACGCCTGGCACTCCGATGTAGGCGGTGGGCATCAGCACGAGCGCGGGGCGACGATCCTTGCCGAACCACGTGCCGAAGATGGTGATGTCCCCGTAGCGCTGCTCGAAAGCGACTTGGGTCAGATCGAGGTCGAACTGCGGGGTCATCGGATGTCCATCTCCTTCGGCTCGGTGTTCCGGATGAAGGCGCACACGTGCTCGACGCTCGCGCCCATGCGGAGGAAGCCTGCGATCTTGGAAGCTGAAAGCTCGGTGCGGACATCGTTCAGCACGTCGCGCACCTCGCGCGGCAACCGATCGAAGGCGCACATCTCGCGTTCGGCGCTGCGCTTGCTCTGCTCGGTGGAGAGAGGCGCCTGATCGAGGCTGTAGAAGGGATGGTAGTAGCTCATGCTGCCATGCCCGATCGGTTGCGGCGGTTGGGCGTCTGGCCCGCGCGCACGGTTGGCTCTGTCCAGCCCTGGGCGAACTGGCGGAAGGCGTCGGCCGCTTCGGAATGCAGGTCGTGCTTGGGCTCGTCCTTCCAAGCCTGAAGCCGCTCATTCCAGTCCTTGGAGTACATGGCGAGGTGTTCGAGGCCAGCCTTGCAGGCCACCTCGTCGAACCAGCACTGGCCGAATATGTCGCGGACCTTCTGGATGCCGTGCTGGATTTCGGAGACGCGGGGCACCACGTCCCACTTCCAGCCGGGCGTCAGCTCGCGCAGCATCTCCTCGGGCGAAGCGACGCGCTGTCCTTGCTGCCGCTTGTGCGTGGCGTCGTGCGGCAGGCAGTGCCGGCCCCAGACGTAGCCGAGCTTCTGAAGCTCCTTGATGAAGTAGGCGTAGGGCTCGCCCCAGCCCTCGATGTAGCCGATGAACCGGTGCTCGGCGCCGACCTTCTGGTGAAGCCAGATGCCCGTGCCGTCGCTGGCCCCGATGTCCCAGAACGTGTTGACGGGCACGTGCTCCAGAGCCGGGACGATGCCGATGCGGCCTTGCTTGCGGGCGTTGGCGAGCTGAAGGGCGTAGTAGGTGCCCTCGGTCGAGCGCTGGAAGGCTTCGTCGGGTGTGGAGGGGTACTCCTGCCACATCTTCTCGGGGCTGCCTGAGAAGTCCGCGTCGCGCGTGGCGACGTACCAAGCCCGCTGCTCCAGGCTGATCGAGCACTTCATCTCGGCTTCGATCTTGGAGAAGTAGTCGTGATCGAGGGCGGTGATGGAGACGCCTGCCGGGCTCATCACGTAGTCGGGGTTCGACCACCACGCATGGAAGTGGAACCGGTACTCGCGCTGGGTGAGCGGGCGCTGAAGCTGGTTCACAGCCTGCGCCTTCTTGCTCATGGCGTAGAACTCGCCCGACTGGCCCTCGGCCGTGCTCTCGATGATGGCGATGCCGTTCAGCGGGACTGCGGGAAGCGAGCCGGTGACGACTTCCTGCGCCTTGTCGGGATACTTGGCGCCGATCTTGCCGAACTCGGAGACGTGAAGCCGGTGGATCGTGCCAGATCGCATGGATGTGGCCACGCGGATCGAGCTGTTGTTGTGCGCGAACAGAAGCTCGCTCGCGCTATCACGAGCCAGAGGCATGCTGGCACGAAGCGCGTCCGGAAGGTTCTCATAGGCGAACTTTACCTTGTCGCGGAAGATCGCCTCGGCCGCCTCTCGGTCCTGGGCGATGATGCCGCAGCGCTGGTCGGAGTTGAACAGGGCGTGGTCGAGCCACATGACGGCGACGAGCGTGGTGAAGCCGAGCTGCCGCGCCTTGAGGATGATGTTCCGGTACCAGAGGCTGTCGATCAGCCTCCGCTGGGCGCGGTTCGGGCGGAAGCGGACGCGGGTCGCTTCCTCGCCATCGTCGCCCTTGATCATGATCCAGTAGAGCTGGCCCGAGCACAGACGCCACATGGGATCGGCGAGGCAACGGGCCACCTCGTCGGCCGTCTTGGGCACGAAGTCGAAGGGGATGCTCATGCGCCCCTCCGCTGGTCAAAGGGCCTTCCGCCGTTCTGCCACCAGCGATAGATCGCGCCTCCCGGAATGCGGTGGTCGCGATAGACGGCTTCTCCTCGCGCGATCTTGGCTTTCGCCCGACGCCACGACATGGGCTTGCGGAAGACGCCTCGCACCCAGCATCCGATCTCGATCCCGTCCGGGTGAAGGCGAGCGATCCGCTCCGCCGTCGCTGCGGACAGGCGGTGCCGTTTGGCGAATGCCGAAACAGGTTCGCGCCCCCACGTCATGCCATCGCTCCGAAGTAGCGCTGGACCAGCTCCTCATCGGGGACGCTCTCGTGGGCGTAGACCTCGAAATGCGTGTTGGGCGCCTGATGCAGCGGCATGAGGCGATAGACGTGCCGTGTGAGCTGGATCGTCTCCTGGCGTGGCTTCTTCAGGTACCAGAAGCGGGTTCCGCGCCGCGCTGACAGATCAGGCTCCTCGACATGCTCGAAGCTTTCGCCTCGGCAGCGGATGCGGTGCCCATGCAGCGGACCGCCAACGCAGGAGATGATGCGATCCCAGCTCATCGCGGGCGCTCCCGTCGCGCCAGAGCCTCGATCGCGTCGCCGAGGTGCAGCGAGGAGTGCAGATAGACGACGCCCTCTGTTGCGGCTCCTGGGCCATCGCAGATCGTGAGGCGGCCGTAGCGGTGCTCATCGCCGTTCTCGGTCTGGCACGTGAAGGCCATGCGGCTGACGTGGACGCGGGCGCCGTCGAGAGGGCCGCCGAGGCACAGCGTCTCGCGCAAAGCATCACGCGGCTCCATGGGCGTCGCGGCCGACATCATTCGGCCTCCTGCGGGGCGGTCTCGACAGGCTTGATGGCGCTGCCCTGAAGCTGCTGGACCAGGATCGTGAGCGGGTTCTCCGCGTCGCCCTTCAGCTTCAGGCTGTCATTCCACATGCCCAAGTGACGGCCGATATCGACCAGCGCCGCGCGCTTGTCGTGGAGCTTCACCTTCAGCGTTCCGTCCTTGGTCTGGGACACCTCGGCGATCGTGGCTGCGACGCTCTCGTCGAGCTGATCCGCGGCGACCAGGGCGACGCCATTCGCGATCGTCACTTCGCCGGTCTCGATGTCCTTGACCGCGATCGCCTCGCCCCACGTGACGACGTTGCGGATGTCCGAGAAGCCGATCTTCGCCAGCTCCTTCAGCACGCGATCGGCGGTGATCTCGGTTCGGGCGGCCCGTTCGGCCATGGCAGCTTCGACGGCAGCCTTCACCCTAGCATCGCCTAGCATTCGAGCGGCCTGCACATCGGCTCCTCGGGCGCTGTATCCGGCCCGGATCGCGGCCTGAGTTGCATTCAGATCAACGAGATACTGGCGAACGAACTCGGCCCGCTTGGGCGGGAGGCTGGCGATCGCGGCGTCGGTGTCTGAGCTGGCCATGGTGCAAAATCGCGGAAACCGTTTGTAACGACATCGCGGAAAATCGCACTAACCCGCCCAAATGGCAACTTTTCAACTGACGCTCAATTTCACACCACATAGCCGTTATTTATCACCAAAGCTGCCCGCCGAAGGGGTACAGCCCAGCGCGCGACAAGTGGCAGCCCCCAACATGCTCACCCCCGAAACACGCAACAATATTTCAAAAATTGACCCCTACCGCATTTGCTCCTGCCAGTTGCCACTCGTTTTCGACCAACCAACCCAACACATTGATATATATACGTTATCTCTTATATATAGCGGTATTTTGGTATGGCAGATAACTGGCATTACAAATGGCAGATGGCGCGAAACCGTCTGCCATTTGTGCCAGTTGACGGCAGCAACTTCTCTGCCATCTGCCATCTGTGCTGCCAGCCATCTGGCTTGGGGCCGGGGTGAACTTTTCGCGGAAATCGCGACTGACCCACTTGCTATGATCGCGATTTTCGCGATGATGAGATATCGCGATTTCGGAGATTTTCGCATGAGCACCGCCCAGACACCCTCCATCGAACTGATCGAGCGCAACGAGCACGACACCACCTTCACCACCTACGTGAACGGTCGCGCCTATCTCACGGTCCGGCGTCCCCGCGTCCTGGCACGGGGCGAAGAGCGCAAGAGCCGCCTCTATGACACCCAGGGCGCGCAGATCGGCGACGGCTACTGGAGCCTCGACGTGGCGATCTCTGCCGCCAACCGCATGACCAAGACCTACGCCAAGTCCCTTGAGGTGCCGGCGCCTGTCGTCGTAGGCGTCGATCTGGGCACGGACGACCGCACGGTTGTCGTCGTCGTGGATGCCTCACGCGAATGCACCATTCCCGAAGGCATCGAGCGGACGATCTGCGAGCGCATCGTCGATGACGCCCTGTCTGCCGGCTACTCCATCGCCGTGTGGGAGGGCGAGGATTGGGCGCTGAAGGCCAGTCGTGACCGGGCCGTCATCCTCTCGTCCATGGCCAGCACGGACGAGGACACGCTGTTCCTCAAAGACAGGGACGGGCGCCGCGTTGGCTCGATCCTGCTGGTCTACGGCAACGGCAATGAGGTGGTGGCGGATCACACCTACAACGACCGGACCGAAGCGGTTCTTTCGGGCGCCGGCCACATCGCCGATCTGGATGCCGCCGCACATCTGGCCGTGGTGAAGAAGCGCGAGCTGTTCCCCACCGGCATGGTCGGATGGATGACGGCCGAGCAGTATTTCCGCTGGTCCGACCTTCGCCTGGGCTGGATGCTCGTCCGGAAGGCCGATGCCGTCACCGACGCCAACTGGTTCATCGACCCCGGCTTCACCTGCACCGATCCCGCTCGGAAGCTCCACCGCATGAACGACGCGGTGCGTGCCGGCATCATCTTCGGCTGAGGGGGCGCGCCATGGCCCGCACTGACATTCACCGTCCGTCCGTCATCATCCCCTCCGACTACGATTATGTCGCCATGGAGTGCGTCAAGATCGAGGGCGATGGCGACGCGGCGTTCATCATCGCCGAGCGCGAGCGCATCCAGCGCCACATGGAGCGGACAGGCGGCACCTACAGCCACCACGCCCATGGGGGCAACTGCCACGTCTGCGGCGCGCATGCCATCTACACCGCGCTGTTTCACCACAAGCCGACCAACGTCTACGTCCGCACCGGAACCGAGTGCGCGGACAAGATGGAGTGGGATAGCGGCGAAGGCGAAGCTTTCCGCCAGAAGGTGAAGCACGCGATGGAGCGCCGGGCCGGTAAGGAGAAGGCCCGGGCCATCCTCGTTTCCGCAGGCCTTTCGGTCGCGTGGGACATCTATTGCGCGACGGAGACGAGCCAGCACCGCGAAGAGGGTATCGTCGCCGACATCGTTGGCAAGCTCGTGCAGTACGGCTCCATCAGCGAGAAGCAGGAGGCGTTCCTGCGCAAGCTGGTGGACACCATCGCGCGGCGCGCTGAGATCGAAGCCCAGCGCAAAGCCGAGAGCGAAGCCGCGGCTCCTTTCCCGGTCACGGAAGATCGCGTCTCCATCAAGGGCAAGGTGCTCTCGGTTCGAGAGCCGCGCGACTACGAGTGCTTCCACACCCGCATCCTCGTGCAGAGCGATGCCGGCTGGAAGGCGTGGGGATCGCGGCCCAAGGCTTTGAGCGGTGTGCGCGTCGGGGACGTGGTGGAGTTCTCTGCGTCGGTTAAGCCCTCCGACAAAGACCCGAAATTCGGCTTCTTCTCGCGCCCCACGAAGGCGGCCGTGCTCGCCCAGGCGGAGGGCCGGTGATGACCATCTCCTTCGACGCCTCTCGCGAGGAACGCAAGCTCGCGCACGAGATAGCTCTTCGCGCCAAGCGTTCCGGCCTTCTGCATGGGTACTCGCTGGTCCATGCAGAAATGGACCTGATCGCGACCCACGCCAACGGCTGCCCCATGGACTTCGCCCGGCTCCTGTCGTCGGACGACTTCAACTTCACGCACGACTTCTGCGGGATCAAAGCGAAGCTGGATCGAGGGACCGGCAAGCTGGTGGATTGCTTTGTCCCGCGCTTCGCCAAGGCGGAGAGCTGACCATGCCCGTGAATGTCACCACCACGTGGCACCCGAAGCCCGACAGCATCTGGACGAAGCTGGCCAGCCGCCTGGGCCGCGAACCCACCACCACCGAAGCAGCGGACGAGGTGCGTCGCATCATCCGCGAAGCCAGAGAAACAAGCCGGGAGAAGCGCTGACCATGCAACTCGTGTCCGACATCGCGGGAGCCATCGGCTTCCTGATCTTCCTCGGGGCCGTGGCGGCGCTGACCGCCCTGCCCTTCGCCTGAAGGAGGCGCCTGTGAGCACCGAAATCGAGAGGCCGAACTATTACGCCAAGGGCCATGCCATTTTTCAGCGGCCCATTACCACGCCCAACGGCACGCGCATGGGCTTCATGGTTTGCACGGTTTCGGAGGACATCAGCGGGCAAGACGGGCGAACCGGCGCCGAGGAGGTGGCCCGCCTGCTCAACCTGGGCGACGCGGCGAAGCTGGCGCTCGTAGAGCTGCAGACCATCAAGCTGCACGCATCTTCGCTCGACACGGATGGCATCCGCGAGCTGTGCGACGAGGGCATCGCCGAGCTGGAGGCGCTGCTGCGATGACCATCGTCTACACCTATGGGGCGTGCCCCTCCGGCCAGCAGAAGCTCTATCGCGCCGCCGTCGTGAAGTACCGCGACGGCGAAATGGTCCGGGCACAGAACGGCAGCGTGCTCCAAGGCCGCGCCGATGCCCTCAACGCCGCGCGCACCATCGCCACCGCCCTCGCGCTCGACGAGCCGGGCACGGTCATGACCGCCGCCTCCTATCGCCAGACAAGGAACTGAGCATGGACAAGCCGCTCGACATCGCCCGCATCGACCGTGACGGCGGGCCTGCCTTCCCCTTCCAGTTCGAGATGGAAGTGAACGGCGAACTGACCGACGTGACGTTCCCCGGCATGACGCTGCGGGCGTATCTGGTCGGGCAGATTTTGCCGGTCCTGCTGACCCGCCACCCCGCCGAACTCTCGCGGTCGCGCATCGTGCCTATGGCGATTGGGCTCGCCAACGAAGCCATTGCCGCGCTGGAGGCCCCCAATGCCGGCTGACCGCATCCAAGTCGCCTGCGTCACCGCGCTGATGATTGCCTGGATCATCGCGGGCTTGGCGTGGCGCCCCGAACCGATGGACACCTGCGCGCCCGAAACCCAAATCAACCTCGCGGAGCCCCGCCGTGGGCGTTGACCGAATTGCCCTACCATTAAGAAGTTGCTCACGTTACGTGTACAACCTTGTTCCCGGCACATTGCAGCGATGCATGCTTGGGGATGGGGCGGAGCAGGTGATTACCATTGAACACGCACAGGAGGCGCTTTCGGTCGCGCACGTGAGAGCGATCGCAGCGCGAGCAGGAGTGAAATTTGTCGACTCTCGCGAGCATGATTATGGCTTGGATGGCCACTTTCGATCGGTGGCAAAGATAGGCCCGGACCTGATCGAGTCGGGAATGCCCGTAAGCTTCCAGTTGAAATCGACAACAAAATGGGCCTACGACGGCGAGAGCGTCGTATACGATCTGGACGCAAGAGCCCACCGAGTACTAACCAATCCAGACCCTACATCACCATTATCGATACTAATCTTACTGTGCCTACCACAGGATGAATCCCTGTGGCTGGAAGGGGATGAGGAGCACCTACTATTACGACGCTGCTGCTATTGGTATCGTGTTCCTCGACCGTCGACATCAAATTCATCTAAAGTCCGAATTAGAATTCCACGAGCCAATATTTTGACCCCTTCAGCGTTGCAAAATGTCATGCGGCTAGCCCGAGCGGAGGCGCGCTAATCATGGCAAACGCCAACGAAATAGAAAATGTGTCTTTAGCGTCGCTGCGACGGTATCTCCTCGCCCGAGGCTGGCGCAGAACTCCCTTAAAAAACGCGCTCGACCTATTCTCGATAGGTCCTGATGCCAACCCAATCGAAATTGCACTTCCGCAGAGAAATAGTGATCCATTTTTCTCCGCACGAATTCGAGATGCACTATTTACTCTATCTGGCTTTGAGCGCCGCAGCATTGGTGACGTCGCAACCTCAGTTAACGCGATCAATGTTGACGCGATTAGAACAAAACTACCTGAGAACGTTGTTAGAAAAGGGACCATCCCTCTCCGGTTGGCCGAGACTTGCATCCGACAAATTCGCAGAATTCTAACCGCGTCCGCTCACACCGAGCTTCACGAGAGCTTATTTTTCGATCAGCCGGATATGGTAGCCGAAAAATACGCCGCAAGCTGCCGCTTTGGGCACACCTTTAGGGGAAGTTTCGGACTGATCGTGGAGTCGCCGGTCGGACCGCAGACGTTGGAGCAAGCGGTCCCCATGGAGCAGATACCGGCGCCGCCATTTGAGCGGATGGCTGTCCTGCGCCTTGCGCGGGGGCTACGATTTGCGGGAGAAGCTATTGCGAACAGAGACACGTCGCACATCCTCAACAATACCGATTCCGGGCTTAATGCAAACGGGTTTCAAGCGCTGGTCGATATGCTTGAGGCCAACGACGCCAAGCCGATTTCGTTCGAGGTGGCCCTCTCCGTTGAGTGGGGGGCGCCGAAGGATGTGGCGGCTGTGAGCGGATATCGCTTCTCGGGGCCCGACGCGATTGCGGTTCTAAGGTCCGCAGTGGCAGAACTTAAGTCGTCGGCCTCGGTGGGTGAGACAACAATATTCGGAACGGTAACCACGCTTCATTCAACGGAGAACCCATCCGACCTGTTTAGTCGCGGCACACGGGACGTGATGATTGAGTGGATCTCAGATGACTTTGGCCGGAGAAATGTACGAGTCCCCCTGAGCCCGGAAGCCTATCTTGTCGCTCTCGATGCCCACCGGAACGGGTCCAGGGTGATGATCAGTGGCAAGCTAAATCGAGGCCGTAAAGGCGGCTGGCGCCTAGAGGAAGCGGGGAAGCTGGTTATAATCTAACAAGCATGAGATCCAGACCCCGAAGGGGCGGCAGATCACAAACTCCATACCCTTCCAGAGGCTGCATGGCCGTGCTTTAGTAGCGGGTGATTCAAGCCAGCTCGGAGCGTGCCGTGTCTGATGAGGTTAAGGAGACCAAGAAATGCTTCATCATCTCTGCAATCGGCGAGCCTAACTCCGATCATAGAAAGCACTTTCTATGGCTCATGGCTCACATAATAAAGCCCGCACTTTCCAAATTTCCAGAGTATGAGCACCTATCTAGCTTTGATATTCAGACTCCAGGCATCATCAGCGCACAGATCGTCGGAAGATTGCTCGACGATGATCTTGTAATTGCAGATATGACATTTCTGAATGCAAACGTATTTTATGAAATGGGCATACGCCATCATCGGGCAAAACCCATAATACATATGATGAGGAAAAATCCCGATTATAAGATTCCGTTCGATGTAAGTCAGTATCGCACAATTGAATATGACATGGACTATCCAGCTGACCTTGAGCTGGCATCGCTTCAGCTCGCAAATCAAATAGAAGAAACCGGCAAGCCGGGATATAGAGTCTCAAATCCAGTTACGCAAACTAGAGATAATTTGGAGATAGTATCTAATGGAACGGATGTTGATAGGGCACTATTGAAACGAATAGAAGATGTTGAATCATCAATACTGAGCCTGAAAAGATTGTCTGGTCGGTATTTCCCGCGCAGGGGATCTGGCGAAATAAGGCTGCTAGATCCTTCCCAGCCTCAGCTTGCCGGCCTAACTGGAAACGTCGTCGAAGCTCGTGTTGATTTTAGAAACCTAACCTATGCGCAATTTAAGAAATTAATACGAGATTATATTGGATCAAATAGTCTGAATCACCCACTACTAGGATGGAATGACGAAAAAAATCAAGGTATAATCAAAGTAGGAGCGGGATGGGACGCGGAAAAATTGGCCCAGCTAATGCAAGTACTACAAATTGAAGACGAGCTTGGAGGGTCACCTGAGTGACTCCTTAGGCCCGATCTGAAACACGTTCGAGTTTTTGTTGCCGCACTTCATGCAATGCAGCTTCCGCTCCAGAAGCAGGAGGTCTTCCCAGACCGGGAAGCGATCCACGTCTATCGGAGCGGAATGCCGGCACACCATGCACAGGGCGCGAAGCTCCTGCCACTTCGACACCCGATCGCGGGTGAAGGTCATTCCACGTCGTGTGTTCATGCTTTGTTCTAATAGCTGACAGCCGGCCAGGAGTCCACCCGGACGTTGCGGCAGGCGTCGTCGGAGAATAGAATGCGCCCCGCCAGTCAGGGGGCTCCAATGCGCATCATCGCAACCATGGCCATCACGCTTGCCTTGAGCGCCCCCGCAGGCGCCGGATGCAGCTCGTTCGATCCGAACTGCCTGAGCAACCCTTATGGCGCCGGCAATCCCTACAGCGGGGACGGGCTCAAGAACCCCTATTCCGACAGCGGAAGCGCCTACAGCAACAACTCTTGGCGCAATCCGTCTGCGACCAACGCGCCCAAGCTGAGCGATGAGAACGGCAGCTATCGGGGCCGGCTGAGCAGCAATCCCTACGACGCGGACAGCACCAGCAACCCCTACGGCCGCTATGGCAGCCAGTATTCCCCGGACAGCATCAACAACCCCTACGGCGCCGGGAACCCCTACGGCGGCACGACCTACGTTCGGCCATGGTGAAGAAGCGCGAACAGGTGGCGGCCTCCGGCTTCACGATGGCCGGGGTGGCAGCGGTCTCTGCGCTCGCCGCCGCCAGCTCCATGCCTGGATGGGTGATCGGTGCGTGCGGCCTCGCGTGCGGGGCGGCCGTCCTCTGGTTTCTCTCGAACGTGGCTGATATCGCCGGCTAGTGGCTGCTGGCGAGTTGGTACCAGTCGATGTTGCGGCCGTTGGTAGCCTTCACGCCGCCGATCGGCACAAGCATCTCCGCCTCTATGAGCACCTTCCACGTGTCGTCGAGATCGCGGCGGCGCATGATGCCCCTGAGCGCCCGGTTGACCATGGGGCGTGTGCAGCGCCCACCCATATCCCGCACGATGCGCAGGATGCGGTTGGTATCCGCCTGAGCGGCCGTCTCCGAAATGTAGAGACCGCAGGCGTGGGCCATCGCGCAGGCCGACCAGAGGGCCACGTCGCGCGCCCACTCGAAGTCCTCAAGAGATACCGATGGCTTCAGCTTGTTCCGCCCCATGGCGCGGATTGTCGCCATCCTCACGGCCATCTCGGCAGTGCGGCCAAAGAACGGGGCCATCTTTTTGTTGTCATCCGCGCGGCGATCCACCTCGCCCTGGAATGACCTGTACGCAAGCCGCGCCGTGTCCGTCGCCCACTCAACCTTGAACGGCACGATGTCCGCGATCGGGTTCATGATGGTGCCCTGTTTCAGCTCCTCTCCATTTCCGCATACCTCGAACAGCGCCCGGGTGATGCTGGCAGGCGTGTTCTGGAGCGTCAGCGCCGGCTCGTTGGCCGGGGGGCGCCTGCGCGTGGACAGGAACAGGAAGCGGTTTAGGAAGCCGTTCGCCACGTCATTGCCGGAGAGGGCGTCGAAAAGCTCCTCGTGGATGCTCGCGCCATAGATCGAGAGATGGGCGGCGGTGATGATCGCGCCCTTAGATTGCGCGCGGCCGGTGGTTTTGTACTCTCCGTATTTAATACTCCACAGCTCACGGAGCGCCTTAGTCGCACTTCGCTCAAAGCTGCCGGACTTGCGGTTGAGAAGCCGGGCCATGAACGCCCCAAACTCGTCCATGGCGCACAGGCATAAAGGCGAAAGCCTGACCTGATTTTCGATCGCAGGACCGCCTGTGAACTCGTTCTCGCCGACTAGCGACTGAAGCTCCGCCATCTTAAGGATGCGGCGGATCGCCTGGATCGGGTGGTCCTTACCGGCTCCGGTCGGAGCCAGCGCCATGACGTAGAGCACGGTGCTGGAGTTGGTTGGGCCGCACCAATTTCGCCCCATGGCTGTGCCGACCAGCGTCATCGCCGCGCCAAGAGCCAGCATCCGGCTCGGATAGATCGCGGTCTCGGTGATCCAGTCCACCAGCTCGCCAAGGAGCCCCGGAACATAGGTCAAATGATCGGGGAATTCCTCGTAGTACGAGGCCGGCTCCGGCTCGATCACCTCGCCCGTCGTCGCGTCGTGTATCGTGCCATCGGCCGACACGGCGAGTTCGCGGTTCAGCTCGACGGCCGCCGCCGCGATCTCCTCGTCGCGCTGAAATTCCTCGGGCACCTGCCTGGGCTGGGCCATGCCGCCCTTGCGTGCCGACGCGATTGTCCGCAGCACCGATCGGCGACCGTCGTCCTTCACCAGCCCGCACGCCTCGGCCGCCTGGACGAGCGCGCCATGGGCCACATCCTCGGCCACCCACCCCGCCGCGACGAGCTGGAAGACGGCGAAGGCAGACGTGTTCAACTGGTTGTTCCGGCCGCCCGTGCCGCATTGCTCCAGCGCTTTGATCTCGGCGTCGAAGGCGCTTTCCACCCATGCCCTGAGCCGGGGGTGGCCCATGTCGAGGGTCCGCGCGGCACCCGGCTGGCAAACAGGTGCGGACGCGGCCGGAACCGTTGCAGGAACTGGAACAGAGGGCGGCCGGCTTGGCTCTTCCTCCTCCCGTGTGCCGATCAGGATGTCGTGCAGCCAATCGGGCAGCTCTGGGGCATGCAGAATGTCGAGGGGGTCGCCATCCGGGTAGAGATACACCCCATCGTCCCGCGTCGCGTCCGGCGCGATCACATAGCCGCCGTCTCCACGAACGTCGATCGGGCACTCGCTCTTGGGCGGCAGAGAGCCCCGGCTGTTGCCCAGCTTCTCGCCCGGCCGCTGCTTGAAGTAGAAGTGCCGGCCACCCGAAGGGGTGTCCACCATGGGGCATTCGGGCACGCCACCATGCGCCTCTGCGATCCGCTCGAAGGCGGCAATGCCCTCGGCGCCGTCAGCGTCCATGACGATCAGGCCAACCGCGCCCAGATGTATGCCGGGCATCGCGTCGGGATGGGCCGCCCACCAGCGCTGCACTCGGTCGATCTGGCCGGGACGGGCCGACTTCCATGGCGTGCCGTGGATCGGCTGCTTGGTGTCGTCGCACGGGAAGATCGCGAGCGAAGGCGCCAACGCCAAGGCGAGTTTTGCGTTCGTCTGGATCGTAGCGGGATCGAAGGGTGGCTGGAGAATGACGGGCATCAGACAATCTCGATCCTGTAGCCCACATCTTTGACAGCCCTGACCCGCACACCCATGCTCCAAACCTTGGTGCGCAGGCGGCAGATGATGAGGTAGATCGAGTGCATCGGGTGCTCCGGCTCGCGATCATATCCGTACAGCGCCCAAGACAGATCGTGATGCGTCACGGATTTGGGGCTCGCGATCTTCAATTCATGTAGTATCCGGGCTTCTGAGGCAGTTAGCCGAGCTTGCTTTTCACCGCGTGTAGCAATGAGTGTGTCAGTGCTCACCAGCAGATCGGAGGCATTCACGGTCTGATGGCAGCAAGGGCAGATCGCGACCATCAGAACGGCGTCTCCTCAAGGTGCTTCTCGATGCGATCGCCGAACTCGACGATGATGGTCTTGAGGAACGTGACCCACTGCACCTCCGAGAGGAGCGCCAGATCGGTGATGTTGATGCTGTCGAGGTATTCGCCCGCCTTGCTGCCAGCGGCCAGGGTCGCTTCTTGCTCGATGCGATCGAACTCCGGAAGGGAAAGCTTCTTCGCCATCTCGTACAACTCCTTCCCGTGCCGCTCACACGTCCACACCGCCCGGTATGACCACTTCTGATCACCTTCGATCAGGCCCGTTCCATTGTCCCTACGGCGGCACAGCCAGCATGGGCCGCCGTAGTTGCGCTTCCGGAGGCTGAAGGTTTTGAAGTTCATTCGGCGGCCTCGCTGCGCTCAGGCCAGCGATAGCCGATCACGTCTGGCCAGCGCCCTGCCCGCTTCACGAGAACAGCGGATGGATGGGTCAGCTCATGCGACCGCGCCAGCGCCTCCTCGGCATTGGCTGGTTGCTGCGGGCCGCCGCCCGCCTCCGACCAGAACTGAAGCGCCTTGCGTCGCGCATAGCCCTGGTGCCCAAAGCACAGGAAGGTGCGCACGCTTTCCGCGAGCCCGAAATAGAAGGTCGCCCTGAGAGACGGCGGCGAGCCCTCCTTTTCGTGAATCGAGAACCGAACGTCGTTGATCTCAATCCACTCAGGCGGCGTGTTCTCCGTCGAGAGGATCGCGACCTGTTCGGCATGCGCATCATGGCGCGGCGCTTCATCCGGCCAGATATGACCGCAATGGGGGCACATGGTAACGCCCAGGCCGACGATCTGGTCGCACTGAGGGCATTCCTTCGCGCGCACCTCGTCCTTGGCCGCCTTGCCCTCCTCCTCATCTTCCTCCCGGTCCCGCTTCATGCCGGCGCCACGCGGTGACACGTCATCCACGGGGCCGTGCCTGCGCACGTTGCCGCCGAAGTCCAGCACGAGGCAGTTGTCCTTGCCGTGTGCGAGGCGGAAGCCACGGCCCACCATCTGCACGTAGAGCCCCGTGGAGAGCGTCGAGCGCAGGAGGGCGATCAGGTCCACGTGCGGCGCGTTGAACCCCGTGGTGAGCACGCCAACCGAAACGAGGCACCTGATCTGCCGGCGCTTGAACCGGTTTATGATGCTGTCGCGCTCACCCTTGGGGGTCGTACCCACCACCATCTCGCAGGAAATGCCGCGATCCTTTACGGCCTTCACCACCTGCTCGGCATGGGCGACGTTGACCGCGAAGATCAGCCAGCCTTGCCGCTCCTGCCCCTTTTCAACGATCTCCGCGACGGCGGCATCCACGATGTCCATGGCGGCGTCGGCCAGCTCGCGCTCCACGAACTCGCCGCCCCGGACATGCACCTTGCTGGTGTCGATCTGCGCGAGGGTGACGGGGCTGATCAGCGGCGACAGGTAGCCGTCGCGAATGAGGTCGCGGACTGAGCAGTCGTAGACCACATCGTCGAATAGGCGATCGTCGCCCTTATCCAGGCGCCCGCTGTCGAGCCGATATGGTGTGGCCGTCAGGCCGATGATCCGCATGTCAGGCACGCGCTTGCGCGCCGCCGCGAAGAACTTCCCATAGCGGGTGTTGGTGTCGCGCGGGATCAAGTGGGCTTCATCGACGATGATCAGGTCGAAGTCGCCGAGAAGCCCTACCTTGTTGTAGACCGACTGGATGCCCATGAAGAGGATGCGCGACTGCTGATCGCGCCGCCCGAGGCCCGCCGAATAGATGCCGACCGGGGCTTGGTTCCAGAGGCCGATCAGCTCCTGCGCGTTCTGGGAAATCAGCTCCTTCACATGGGTGACGCAGCCGATGCGAAGATCTCGGTATTGGCTCAGAAGCTCGCGGCAGATCGTGGCGTTGATGGCGCTCTTGCCGCCGCCCGTGGGAACGACGATCAAGCCATTGCCGCCACCCTCGTTCCAATACTCATAGAGGCCATCGACGGCGGCGCGCTGGTAGGGGCGAAGGATGAGGCTCATTTCCGCGCCTCCACGATCTCTCCGCGGAGCCTTCGGCGCGCGAGCTGCATGTACTCGTAGGCGATGCCGTCACACTGCCGGTTTACCCAGCTCCTGCCGCCCCCTTCCTGATGTCCCTTCACGTGGCGCACGAGGGTGCGGACATGCTTCAGCACGTCCTGCGCAATGTAGGCCGCGCCGCGCTCGATGGTGGTTGCCCGGATGCCGTCCTTGCCGCCGGTGAGCGGCGCGAGCTTGGAAGAAGCGTGGCGGCTCTCGACTGAGTTGGGGATCAGCTTGAGAACGATCTGAAGGGCGCGCGAGCTGTCCGACTGCACCATCACTCTTTTGACCGGGTGCTGGACGAAACCACGCCTGCCGAGCCGGTCGAGCGCATAAGCGATGGCATATAGCTCCGCCTCGGACGAGTTGGAGACGCCGCTGAAAATCTCGCCGCCGAACGTCTCGCCAGCCGGCATGTCATCGCGCTTGAACCAAGCGCCATAGCCAGCCGCGTTCGTCTGGCTGCAATAGCTGGCGTCGGTGAAGAGGGTCAGCATCATGGCCGCGCCTCCGCACCGTCCACCCACGTGCTGCCGTCGCGCAGCGTGTAGGTGACTTCCTCGCGGGACAGGTCCGCATCAACCTGTTTCCCCGGCACAAGGTCCGGGATGTAGAGGTGATAGCCACAGCCGGTGCGCTGGTCCTCCTTGGAGAGGTCGCGCCCGTGGCGCGCGCAGGACCAGCGCCCGTCGCCATCCAGTTCCGGTGTCGAGTGCAGGCATGTCCGGCAGTTGCGGCGCGCCCAGGCGCCCTCGTGACAGATGGGCTTTGCCGGGCAGCCGGAGCACTTCCACACCGCGATCTTGGAACCCGGCTCGGCGAGGCGCGCGGGGACGCCTTGCGACGTGACTATCCGCTCGCCCTTCGCCAGCGACTTCGCCGCGAAGATCGGATCATACTTGACGCGCTCGACGTAGATTTCGTCGTTGTCCTTGCAGGTTGCCACGTAGAAGGCGCGAGTGAGGCCCTTCAGGTGCATGTAATCCTGCATTTGATGGTAATGGGCCGGCTTCGTCTTCTCGACGCCGTTGGCCTTCACATCCTCGAAGCTTTTGAGCTTGTGCGTCTTGTTCTCGAAGAGGTGTGCGGTCCTCGGCGCCTCCTTCAGGCCCTTGCGGATGATGCCGTCCATGTGGCCGCGCACGTGGCCGCCAACCGCAATGACGCCGAACTGCTCGCCCGTCTCCGGGTCCACTTCCAGAATGTCCACGCCGATGGCGGCGAGGTCGGCGACGACACGGGCCTCTTCCAGGTGGCCTGTCTCGAAAAGTCGCTTCATGCGACCGTCGAACGCCTCCGGCTCGTGCGCCCAGCGGAAGGCGAACCACAGCCGCGCCTCGCACTCGCCGCCGATCACGGACATGCCGAGGTAGGTCCGTTCGTGATCGCGCTCGTCGGCGAAATGGCGATCGAGGAATGCCTTGTACCGGGCGAGCCAGCCGGCGCGCCAAGCGCGCGAAGCGTTGGCGTAGAGGTCGCGGATCGCCTGAATGGTCGGCGGGACCAGATCGGTGAGGTCAACGCCCATCGCCGCCCTCCCGAACTCGCTTCACCTTCAGGATTTGGTATCCGGGCAGCGTCTTGCGGACGGCGGTGCGGATCGCATCGGGATTATCCGCTTCGATCCGGGTCGTTTCCTTCTGGCCCTCGGGCGAGACGAGATGGACGTTGAAGCTCGCCACGTCACGCCTCCAGCCAGGAGGGGAGGCCAGCGCGTCGCCGGGTGCGGTAGTGGACCGGCATGATGATGCCGAACCCATCCTCGGGGTCGCCCGCGAACATGATATGCACAACGTCTCCGGCATCCCGATCGGATGGCGTTTCGAGCGGCGGCTTGGCATTGCGGGTGGAGATGAGGCGGAACGGACATTCGTTCGGCCCAACAAGCGCGTGAGCCAACTGCTCGATCAGACGATGGTTGAAGGCCCCTACGGGCGCGCCGAAGTCGGGTTCACCGATGAGCGGGCGCCAGTTCGGGAAAACGCCGTCGATCACGACGCCGGCCCACTGGTAGCCCGCAACGGTGTCGTCAGGCCGGATGGGCAGGCCAAACAGCTCATCGTCCTCGCGGCGGTTGCCGTCGTACCCGCGATAGGTGCTGGCGGCACGGCCATCGGCCACTACCAACACAGGATCGGGCTGATGGCGGACGGCGTGCTTCGCGGCCTTCAGCGTCCACCTGTCGAGACGGATGATGCCGGAGCCGCCTTCCACCACCGCGTCTTTGTCGCGCAGGCAGATCAGGACGGAGCCATTGGTGGCCACGAGCAGCGCGCCACCAGCCTTGTGGGGCTCAATGTAGACGCCGCTGATGTAGTACCGGCACCCATCCGTGCTTGCCACCGAGAGGGCGCGCCGGAAGAGCGGAAGGGACACGATGCACCGGAAATCCGGCTTGTCGGGCGTAGGGGTATCGTTCATCGTCCGCGTTCTCCGCGCGATGTCTGGAAAGACGTTGTGAGGGGATGGGCGGCCCGGCTCAGCGCCAACCGGGATCGGGCCGCCCTGCTACGTCAGCGCCGCCAGGGGCGGGAGCCGCCGCCCTGAGCCTGCTGCGGCGTCTGTGCGGGCTGCGCATTCTGCTGCGGCTGGCTGGTCTGCTGGGGCCGCTGCTGATTGTTCTGCTGCGGCGCCTGCTGGCGAGGGGCCGGGCCACCCGGCGCGGAATAGGCCGAGTAGGCCTTGATGACGCGCTCCATCTCGCCAGTTTTGTTGTTCTTGCGCTCGCCCACGTCGATGAAGAACGGCTTGAACTCGATCACCGACGTGTTCGAGATGCGTTGGCCGCCACAGCCGGTCGCGACCTTCAGCTTCTCGAACTGCTGGTTGCCGATGCGCTCGGCGTCCGCATTCGGATTGCGCAGGTTGTAGTTCTCGAACCACTTCCTGCCCTGCGAATTGCCGTCCATCACGTCGAAGACGGCTTTCAGCATCCGACCGTCGCCGGACTTGGTATCGACCATCTCGGTCTCGACGCACTGGACGAGATAGCGCCCAATGGGAAGCCGCTCGAATTCATCGGGCGGGATGGTGGAAGGATCGAACTCGAAATCCAGATCAACAGCCATGACGGCTCACTCCGCAGCGTTGGTCTGCGCCACTGCCGGCGCAGAGGGTTGGGGAAGGTAGGGGGCGAGCGTTTCGTAGGCGCGCCCCTGGATGTAAGGGAACTGGTCGGGGAAGCCGTACCGGTTCTTGGCGACGAAGGACGGGCGCCCTTCAGTGTAGATGATCCGGTTGCCGCCGCCCTTGGCCTTCTTTTCCTTGTTGCCGAAGGCGGTCTTCTCTTCCTTGACGCTCACGTCCTGATTGATGAACAGGATGGCGTCCACTTCATCTTGGAAGATGCCGATCGCACGATCATGCAGGCGGATGTCGTAGCGGGAATACGATGCGTTCTGCGGATCGTCGAAGCGCTCGATCGTGGAATGGGCGATGTGAACGATCGCCATGTTCCGCCGCAGACGCAGATCGCTGCACAGGCCAAGGAATTCGCGCCACGGCTTGTCGGCTTCCTTGTAGCCCTTGCCGTAACCGGGCGCCTCGATGCTGGTCCAGTTCTGCTCGCGGCACACGAAGTCCCAGACCAGCGGTTCGAGCTTGTCCACGCTGTCCAGCACGAGCGTCTGGAAGTCGTGGTCGCCGTCGAGCAGCTCGACAAGGCCGCCCATCACGTCCTCGAACGTCTTGATCTCGTCCCAGCCCGTGATCTCCAGACCAGCCGGGGTGCCCTCCTCGACCTGAATGAAGATCGGGTTGGGAAACTCGGCGGCGAGCGAGGTTTTGCCCATGCCGGGCGGGCCGTAGATCAGGACGCGCGGCGGCTTGTCGGCCGATCGCGTCTTCAGCGACGCAAGAGAGAGTGCCATTTTTCCATCCTCATTGATGCCCGCTCCGACAAAGCCGAGGGGCGCTCGGCAGAAGCGGACGCTGTTGCAGGCGTTGGGCCTGCCGGCGCCCCTCGTTCTTTCAGCGGCGACGCTTGATCAGGCCGAACCGCTCCATCCACGCTTCAGCTTCAGCAAGAGTGCGGACCAGCACCCAGGCGATGTTGTTCGCCATGCACCAGTTCCGGAACTCGCGCTGCTCCTTGCTCAGGCTCCCCTTCTTGGTCTTCACCTCCATGAAGAAGGCAATCCCGAGAATGTTGAGGAACACCAGATCGGTAATGCCGGGCTGAAGCCCCGTCCTCTTCAGCGTTTTGGCCGTATTCCAGTCGCGAAATCCGCCATTCGGCACTGAGAAACAGACCACCTCGCTCCCACGGCGGGCGTTGAACAGCTCCACAATTTCAGCCTGAAGGTCATCTTCTTCATGCTTGCGCTTGATGCGCGGCCTCTTGGCCTTCTCGGCCGCAGGCGCGACGAGACGCCGGATGGGGAGCGTTCGAGGATCGGGGATCGCGTTCATTCGGCGGCCTTAAGGGCGGGCGCGAACGACGGCTTTCCATCCGCCCAGAAGTGCTCCCGGCGAAGCGGGAGCCCGCGCCGCTTCGCCGCCTTGAGCAGCGGCTCGTGGTATTTCCGAGGGATATGGCCACCTGTGCCACCCATGTCGGTCGGCCACGTCCACCGGTACGGCGTGGACTTGTGAATGTGGCAGATGTCGGCCACGACCTCAGCTACAGGTCTGAAGGCAGACCCTGCCGGGGTAGGCAGCTCGAACAGCGATATGATCGAAATCGCGGGTTCCATGACAGTGAACGTAGCGATTTTCGCGATTTTATGTCAACGCCAGTCGCGAAAAAATCCATTGCATAATTCGCGATTTTCGCGAAAATGCGGCCTAACCCGCTGGAGTCGCGAAGGGATGTGAGATGAACTTTTTAGAGGAAGTCCGGAAGAAGCTGGCCGAGATCGGCCACGGCGCCCAGGCGCAGCTCGCCAAGGCGCTCGGCACTTCGCCGACCACGGTGGGGAAGATCATCAACGGCACCCGGCCGCTCAAGCAGGACGAGATATCCAAGATCGCCCAGTTCCTTGATATTCCCGGCTATACGGGCGATCGAAAGATGATCCCGGTGGTGGGCATCGTCGGCGCGGGAGCGGAGATATTCCCGTTCGATGCCGGCGAATTCGATGAGGTCGAAGCACCGCCCGGCGTCACGGATGAAGCCCATGCGCTCATTGTCCGCGGCGAGAGCATGATCCCCGCCTATTACGACGGCGACATCGTGATCTATGACAGGCCGCTCCCCTGGAACGAAGCCACCAAGTACGCTGGCGAAGAATGCGTGGTCGAGACTGGCGACGGTCGCCGCGCACTGAAAATTCTGTTGCCCGGCAAGGATATCCGGACATGGACCCTGCATTCCTACAATGCCGCGCCCATCGTTGATGTGCTGCTGGATTGGGCGGCCCACGTGGTGTGGACCAAGCGCGCGCCGCGCAAGGTGAACAGGATCATGCCGGGTGTCGTGGAAAAAGCGCCGGAAATTCAAGGAACTGTCAAAAAGTCGCGGAAATCGTGATTTTCTGATTGACTGAAATCGCGAAAATCGCAACTCTCCCTGCATAACCACTCCATTTGCAGGGGGAGAATATGTCACCTGAAGAGGTGAAATCCGCGTCGGTCGCCGATCTGGCCGACGAGTACGGGCGGCTTGATGAGCGCGGGAAAGCCCTCACCGCCGCGATGGACGATATCAAGGGCGAGTTCGCCCGGCGCGGCCTCACCAGCGCACAGCGCGGCAAGGCCTTCATCGTCACCATCAGCGAAAGCTCCAGCACCCGCCTCGATACGAAGGCGATGCGCGCCGATCCCAAGATCGCGAAGCTGCTTCCCAAGTTCGAGAAGACCACCCCATCCACCCGCGTGACCGTCAAGGCCGTGCCTCCCCAGCTCGCCGAGGAGGATGCCTGATGGACCGGGACGCCCAGCTCATCGAACGCATGACCGATGCCCTGATCGACCACGACGTTGATCTCGGCGACGAGGCAGCCGTCATTAAGCTGCTCAGCAATCTCACCTTCAGCCTGAAGGACATCAACCGGCTGATGAGCGCGGCCATCAACGGCGCGCGTGAATACCGGGCGCACTGCAACGTCTTGCAGGTGGCCTGACCACTTCAACCTTCAGGACTTCAGCAATGACCGCCGAGAAAAATCAGAGCGGCATCAAGGCTATTGCCTTGGGCCGCAGTGATGTGTTTCGCCTCGATCCTCGCGACATCCACATCAAGGATGGTTGGAACAGCCGCGAGGATACGCCGGAGCTGGACGAGCACATCGATATGCTCGCCCGCTCGATCTCCGTCGAGGGCGTCAAGGAGCCTCTGACCGTCTGGTGGGAAGAGGGCAAGGCATACGTTTCGGACGGTCACTGCCGCATCCGCGGAACGTGGCGGGCCATCGAGCACTACGGCGCCGACATCAAGTCGGTCCCGGTCAAGACCGAGGACCGCTACAGCAGCGACGCGGATCGGCTCTTCAGCCAGATCGTCCGCAACAGCGGCAAGCCCCTCACCCCCTTCGAGCAGGGGAAGGTGTTCAAGCGGCTTCTGGCCTTCGGATGGACTGAGAAGGACATTTCCGAGAAGGCCGGCATCACGCCAAAGCGCGTCTCCCAAGTGATGAGCCTCATGGCCGCGCCGCAGGAGGTGCATGAGATGGTCCGCTCCGGCGAGGTGTCGTCGTCGCTGGCCATCAAGCAGGTTCAGTCGGAGGAGCCGAAGCAGGCCGTCGAGAACCTGAAGGCGGCCGTGCAGACCGCCAAGGATGCCGGGAAGACGCGCGCCACCGCCAAGCACCTTCCGGCGACGGCGAAGCAGCGCCAGCCGCGCGCAACGATGCGCGAGGAGCTCCACGACCTGATCGACGGCGCAACGGTCATTGTCGGCGACGACCCCGAGTTCGTGAAGCTCATGTTCACCAAGGCCGAGCACGAGCGGCTTCTGAAGCTCGCAGGGCTCTGAGGAGGGCGGGGTTATGAAGCTCGACATGCGCCAGATGGCGGCAGCGGAAGCGGTGCGCCGGCTCCTCCAGAAGGGGCGCGGCTACACCTATTGGGAAATCGCGCAGGCCGCGCTCGACGCGGCGGACAGCGCCATCCGGGAGCGCCCCACGCCACGCACCGCCGACATGAGCCAGATCGTGGACGCGATCCAGGCAGGGAGGGCCTGACCATGTGGGTCGCCGTTTTCAACAATCTTCCCGAGCTGGCGATGTGGCTGTGCTTCGCCGGGGTGACGTTTTACGCGGGCCGGCGCTTCGAGCGCTGGCGGACGCCGCGACGCTGATGCCGTCGCAGCACGGCGGTTGCTGCCCCACCATTTTCATCTGAGGAGCAGACGATGTTCGGAGCACTGAAGAAGGCGTTCAAGGCCGGCGCCAAGGAAGTCCAGGCCGACTACTCGCAGAACAAGGACTATCTCGAAGCCGTGTGCGCCGCTGCGGCTCTGGTCGCCAACGCGGACGGCGAGATCGAGGATGCCGAACGCTCGAAGGTGGGGCGCATCCTTCAGGCCCATCCGGTGCTGGGCAAGATGTACCAGCCCAACGTGATCGAGCAGACCGTCGATACGATGTTCAAGCGCGCCAAGGACGCCTCCGGGCGCCAGAGCCTCGCCCGTGAACTCGACGACATCAAGGGGCGCGACGGCGGCCAGATGGCGGAGGATGTCTATCTCGTGGCCCTCGATGTCGCGCACGCGGACGGCGAGGTGGAGCCCGAGGAAGAGGCGGTCCTGAAGAAGATCGCCAGCCGCCTGGGCGTCGATACCTCGAAGTTCGACTTCTGACCCTTTCGCCGGGCGGGTTCGTCCCGCCCGGCAGCGGAGGCCCATATGCAGTGCATCTTCACAGAGGCGGAATGCGAGAGCATTGCACGCGCGTTGGAAACGCGGATCAACGCGCTGATGCGGCGCGCAGAGATGCACCGCAAGGATGGGCGCCCGCAATCCGCCGAACGGAATGAGCGCGACATCGCGATCTGCAAGTCGCTTCGATCAAAATTCCACCGGGAACGCACGCCGGGCGCGTCTTTGGCCCAGGCCAAGGGGGGGACACATGTCCGAGCTTAGCCAGCGGCGCAGCATCCTTCCGCCATCCCTCGCTCCGCGCGGTCTTAGCCGTGTGGAAGCGGCCGCCTATATCGGGGTGTCGCCGTCCCTCTTCGACGATCTTGTGGCGGATGGGCGAATGCCCAAGCCGAAGCTGTTAAATGCTCGGCACGTGTGGGATCGCGTGCGCCTTGACGCTGCGTTTGAAGACCTCCCTGATAAGGAAGGGCGCGGAAATCCATTCGCCGTTTTCCGCGCCTGACCACCAATCAGGAGCATGCGATGGAGCTTCCCAAGTACGTCTACAAAGACACGGATCGATACGGAAAGGTGCGATATTACTATCGCCCGAAGGGCCGGTCGAAACTTCGCCTACCCGACGATCCGGAGTGCGCGGAATTTTTCGCAGCCATTCAGGCAGAAGACGATCGGATAGCGAGAGAGGCTGCGCGATCTACCCCTTCCAAGCAGCTCGAAGTCGGCACGAACTCGCTGCGATGGCTCTGCGAGCAGTATTTTTCGTCGCCTACCTTCAAGGCGCTTGATCCGCGCACTCAGCGGGTACGGCGCCTAGTGATCGAGCACTGCCTCCGTGAGCCAGTGACCCCTGGCGCGAAGGAGCAATATGCGATCGCGCCGATCGAGGCGATCTCGACTAAGGCGGTTAAGGTGCTTCGCGATCGCAAGGTGGCCACACCGGAAGCCGCTAATTCGCGCATCAAGTACATGCGCGGCGTTTTCGCCTGGGCGCTGGAAGCCGAAATCGAAGGCGTCACCTTCAATCCCGCGCGCGACGTGAAGTACCTCAAGGGAAGCGTCGATGGCATCCGCTCTTGGTCGCTGGAGGACATCGAGCGCTTCGAGAAGGCGCACGAGGTCGGCACCAAGGCGCGTCTTGCGCTCGCCCTGCTCCTCTATACCGGGCAGCGTCGCTCCGACATCGTGGTCCTCGGTCGGCAGCATGTGAAGGATGGGTGGCTCCGCTTCACGCAGTTCAAGAACCGGAACCGGAAGCCGGTGCGGCTTGAAATACCGGTGGTGCCAGAGCTGGCCCGAATCATCGCCGCCAGCCCGACCGGGGACATGACGTTCCTCGTGACCGAGTTCGACAAGCCGTTCACGTCGAATGGGTTCGGAAACTGGTTTCGGAAGCGCTGCGACGAAGCCGGAATCACCGATCTGTCGGCGCACGGGCTGCGGAAGGCGTCGGCCGCCCGGCTGGCGGAACTCGGCTGCACAGACCGCGAGATCATGTCGATCACCGGTCACGTCACCAGCAAGGAAGTGGATCGCTACACCCGAGGGGCGGAACAGCGGCGGCTTGCGTCGAACGTTCTGCGCCGCATGACCGACAAATCGGAATAA